CATTATGTACGCCTCCTTACTCGTTCACGCCAATTTTGTCACGCAGAATGATACCGGGCACAGCAAAAGTATCATCCAGCGTAATGCTCGCATGGGACTCGACTTTCTTCTTGTCCACAACTCCCTGTACCAGCAGAGCGCCATTGGGATTCTCGGTCGGGTCCACATCATACAGCAACATACCCACAGCGGTAGCATAAGAGGTAGCGGCCACCTTCTTGCCCGCAGCGGTCATGGGCATACCGGCAGGGACAGCAGCGGCTTCCGTGACACAAATGGGGATCGCCACAAAATCGTCAGCGGCCAGAATCTCAATGGTGCCGCCAACAGAAGTCTTGGTAAACTTCATCTGTTTCTCTCCTTTTCATCAAAAATAGTGTTTCATACCTTCGTTTGCATTTTTGAGGGCGTCCGCACGCTGCTTTCCCAACTTCTTGGCAAACTCAACGGCCTCGTCCTTCTCCTCACTTCCACCACCAGCACCGGAAGGCTTAGGGTCCTGCTTCACCAAATCAGCCCGTAGCTTCTTCTCATAGGCGGCGTTGGCCTTTTGCTGATTGGCAAAGACTCGCTCCATATCGCCATCAAACAAGGCCTCCGCCGTTTCCCTGGCTAACTTCTCGTCATAACCAGGCATGGTGATGTAGCGGGCGGTATGCTCGGCAATGGTGAACTTCCGCAGCAGTTCGGTGTACTTGTCCTCCAGCGCTTTTCGGTCAGCGTCAGCCTGAGCTTTGGCGGCTTCGTCATTGGTCATCTTGGATTTGAGCTGCTTTTTCAGTTCCGCCGCCTCTGTCGCATACTTGTCTGCGGTGTCTTTGGATACATACAGGGACAAATCTACCTTCTCGGGAACTTCTGCTTTCAGAAGGGCCTCTACCTTCTGCTCCGCAGTCATACTGTCAAAGCCCTCAATCGTACTGGTGTCAATGGTAGGCATACAAAATCTCCTCTGCGCTTATAGTCATCTCCGACTTATTCTTGCGTTTGATTATCCTCACTTCTCTGTGAGCCTGCGATATTTGATACCGCCCCTTCTCTGGGGCCATATTCAACGGTTATTGCCCGTTTGGATTTTCAAATGGGTATTGGGCAAATAAGCCTTTGCTATCAAGAAATCTTATTTTATATGGAAGAACTTCATCTACGGTTCCGTCCTCGTACTCTATAATTGCAGCCGTTTGCTTTATTCCATGTTCTAAAAGGCTTTCCCATCTGTGAAACATTGCCTTTTTCCCGTCCACAACGCAAGGCCGATATTCTGAGTTTGTAATTGTCAGAGTTCCATCAAGGCTTGCCATATTCTTTCCTCCCATATTCAAACGGCTGGGCCGCCTAAATTCACTTTTTCTCCGCCGGTGTATACCAGCACCGGCAACCGGGGTGGGGCTTGGGCGGTATGCTACGGATGGAATATATATTCCCATCACGCTCCTTACAAGTGGAACACTCCCGTCCGTCATTCATGGTGTTCCATTTCACATATCGCACACCGCTATCCCGGAACGCTTTCAACGTGGATTGGTCTGTGACTTCCACCGCATACCATTCCGTCATCTGCGCCCAGTAGGAAAGGCCACGGCGGAACTCTGTGACCTTTGCGGTAGTAGAGTTAATAGCCTCCGCTGTGCGGTCACGCTTGCGCTCCCATTCGCGGGAATACTGGTATTTCGTCACAGCGTTGTACGCCGCCAGCAATGCCAGTAACCACGCTAAATCAGGTGGTTCCTTTCCGTGCGGTTCGGTCTCCTGATACCGCTCTTGCGCCAGTTCAAGAAAGACATCTTGGTTGTCCTTGCGCAGTTGGTCATATAGCGTCCGGGTGACTTCCAGCACATTGAGTTCATCAAATCCCCTCTGCGCCGCTTCATCTTTGGCGTCCTCAAACCGCTTGACCGCCCTCCTGTTCAAAATATCGATGGCTTTGTCAGTGAGGTCATAATGGTTTTTGTTTTCCAAACAGTTCATCCCCTATGCGGTTGTATTCATCGAGAATTGCATCAAAAGCGGAATCCCATTCCGGGCCATGTTTAGCGTCATATCCAACGGCTACATGTGCAAGTTCGTGTGCAAAAATTTCTGTTGCGTTTTCAATGTCCACATTCGGGTCTACTAAAATTTGAATTTCTCCATCATCGCAGAAATTTGTGAGACCATACGCCTTGTCTCCATCGTCTGCTTTCAAGTCAGGCTCAAAGTAGCACTCGCACTCTTTTCCAGGATAAAGGCTCTGAAATGCTTGATATACCATGCTGAACGGGTCATTCCGAAACGGAGACATCATTGTTTCTTTCCTCCGCAGTTATATTTGTGTCCCTGTTTTTATTCAGTTCATCTCTCAAACTCCGCTCCATCTTGCGTTGCTGTTCCTCGTACCAATCCATACTCACACGGTACGCAGATTCGGGGTCGCTGAATAGCCCGCTGTACTGGAACGCCAACTTCGGATGAATCTTGCTGTTGTTCAGCATCTCCGCCAGCACTTGCGCCTTGGACTGGATATTGGACAGGTTCTTGCGGGTGAACTCCGGCTTAATGTCGGATAGCTGCAAATCTAAATCGCCAGTTTCCCGGCAAATATACAGCACCAGCCGCAGGAACTCCCGTTCCGACCGCTCCCAGGTCTTTTCCGTGTCCTTGGCCCGGCTCTCAGCGGCAGACCACCCATCACGGTAAATGACCGCCTGCCCGGTATCACTGGTAGAGGAACCTCCATTCCGGTTTGGCATCCCGCAGATGGTCAGATATGCGTCCTCCAAATCGTCCACAATGGTCTGCGTATTGGTCTGGTTCAGTTCAGACGCAATGCGGTATACTTTGGCCTCCATGCCGGGCTGAACGCTCTTGATGGTGATTGCCATGCCGCCCTTTGCCAGTTCCTTATACTGTCCGTTCTCCAACTCGCAGTTTTGGAACACGTCAAAAGCGTTGACGAAATCTTGAATACTGTCCAATCTATTGGACTCAATCATATTGATGGCATTCAAAATGGGAATAACCGGCTCAAACGCACCCATGCGGGCGTCATTGTTTACATACTCCACAATGGGGATATAGGGGATGGTGCGGGCTTCCTGCTTTGTGATCTTTCTGTTCTGCACCTCGAAATACCACTCAGTGGTGTACACGCAGAAGTAGGGCTGGCCCTCCTCGTCCACCTGTTCCAGCACACCGGCAACCTTTTTCTGGCCTACGCCGCTGTGGTAGATGCAAAACGCTGCCATCGGGTCAATGGTATAGATCGAGGCGGGGGACCCGTCTTCCTCTCCGGCTTCGTCAGGGAGTACCATGCGTACCGCAACACCGCAAATGTGCATCCAGTCCGCCAGTTCCTTGTCCAGCGTGTCCTTGCTCTCAGCGCGCATATACTCATTGAGCTTGTTCACGCTGGCAGAAACATCATCTTCTCCGCCATTGGACACATATCGGATAGGGCCGTCCAGTAGATAGGCTGTCTTGAATGTGACAATCTCGTTCGCCCGATTAATCATCACTTTGTTGTTGATTTCAGGACGGACAATTTTATCTTTCAGGCGAATGTCCTGTTTCCCTTTGTAATAGCCATACAAATAGGACATTTCTGCCATGTTCATGCGATGCACAGCCAGTGCCTTGCCCAGCACATCCACCACATTTTCCGGTGCAACCTTCTTTTTTGCGGTGTAGATTTTTCTGCGCCCTGTCAGACCCTCAGCAGGCCACTCGGATATAGCTCGAACAGTATAGTTTTCAGTCACTCTGTCACCTCCAGACAAACAAAAAAGTGCCAAGAACAGACCCGTATAAGGTCTACTCTCGGCACTCGGCACGCTTCGTCCAGGCATTGCCCAGAGGCACTTGGCACTAAACTATATATTCTCAGGCGCTTTTATCGCCTTTTAACTCAATCTTGATGTTTTTCTTGCAAGCCTTACAGTATGGATAAACTATACCAGTTGTTTTGCTATCCACCTGCATCAAAAGCCGCCCTTTTCCATGATTGATGCCAGCAGCGGCACAGACCGGACAATAAATGTCAATCTTCATTCAGTTGGGCGACTCCTTTCTAATTCTGGTGGACCATCTTGGAATCGAACCAAGACCAAGCCCTTATGAGGGGCCCGCCCGACCATCGGGCCAATGGTCCAGATATACCCCTTTCGGGGTATGCTGCGGGTTTGGTCAGGCTTTCCGCGGGCCTGTTTGATCATTGCTGACCTCACCAGACCTCTACGCCCACGACTTCGCCGCTGTTGCTTTGTTCTTCACAGACGGTTACCCTTCTTCACTGTCGGCGTCTACTATTGCTGGTAATCGCACCAGTTTTACCACAATTAGTGTCTATTCCGCCACCGCTCAATGGTATGTAATCCGCTATGCGGTATCACATCACAATTACTATACGAATCTTCGTCAGCCGTCCTGTTACAATCCGGCCTTGTCCTAAGACAGCCGGAACCACACCTACATCCGTCAGCCTCACAGGGGTAGGCCAGTTTCATCGTATAGCAATCACGGTACATCTCAACCCCTCCGCTGGTGTCGTCAGTCGGAACCGTTCATCTTTATAGGGCCGGGGTCAGCCAAAAATAATTTCTTCACCTTGCCGCTTTCGCACAGCGCACAAGGAAGGCCCGTCTGCTTTTAACCTGTGGTGCCATACATCTGGCGCCACCGCCCGCCTCATGCGGCGAGGAGCGGCATATCATGTCACTTCCGGCTCAGGACTACACCATCCCTTGTCGGCTTGATTTCTAACGTTTTATCAATTTCGTCCAGGTATTTGTCTCTCAGCCTTGCGGTATCCTCAGATGGGTGGATAGTCTGCCTGTAAAATCTTCTTGCTTCGTTTCTATTCAAGCAGATACGGCCGTTTCGATAGGTTGGCATATTTTCACCACCGTTTCAGTTTTGGAGCCGAGAGGCGGTATTGAGCCGCCACACGTCCGCGACGTAACGGGCCGCCGCAGGCGCTTCTGCTACAGCACTCGGCATATAACTTTTTGAGCCGATCCTAAAGTTTTTCCGGCCACCATAAACCTCTTGTGTTGCAATGGTTATGCTATTTATATGGCCTTATTTTCGGCCGCGGATTTTGCAACTTTTTTGCACATCCCACTTATTTAATACAAGTGCTCATAAGAATCATAAATGCCAAATTCCAAACCATTCCAATCAGGTCGTCTTTATCCTTTGCTTTGAACGCTAAGTAAGCATTCACAATCATGAGGACAAGGCAGATAAATTCTGCAATAATTTTGACTAATTCCAGCACTTTATCCTCTCCTGCGCGAAAAGAAGTGAAAAAGTTCTTCCATGTCTATATCCGAAATGGATTCCCCCTGTAGTGTGGGCTCACAAGCGTTCTCATCCCACTCAATTCCCAACTCCCGGCAAATCTCACGCGCCAGTTCCTTCGTAACCCTCATACTCTTCTCCTATTTGTGCGCTTCTCCCGCTTAGATGCTCACGCCTTCTGCGCCCAAAGTTGACCTACAACTCTGGATGGTACGCACGGCAGTTTTCAGCGGGATAGCGCCGGGGCAGGTCATAGCTGCTACCGCTTTTTTAGCTCCGCCCCCATGACAGGCGGCTCGCGTCTTACTCTTCCCAGCGCCTAGACGCTCCGGCAATCTGGTGTAGTGTCTTTCCACAGTCAGCTCCGTGGCCTTTGGAGCGGTTTAATAAGTTGGCTACCGCAAAAAGTGCGGGTCACCAAGCCCTCGGCCGGAATCGAACCGGCGTCCACTATACCAAATCAGGGTATCGCTCTCACCATTGAGCTACAAGGGCATATTCCACACAGTAGGGGCAGCGGCTGCACCGCCGCCACCCCGTCCGTGTGAAGGAGGTTGGAAAAGAAACCTGGCGGATATGGGCAAATATCTATCCGCCTTTATTATACCACAATATATATTATCAATCAAGTCGTTATACACAACATTTTGTATTTCAAAATGGACGGCGGAACACCTCTACTTTGTTCCCTTCGAGTTGCTGAACATACTCAGCAAACATTGCCCAAGCATCAGGAACATCATCATGCTTATTTTTACCTGCCATCGTATACCCGCAAAGGAAGTTGAGCATCCTTCGATATTCCTTGTCCTTCTTTATGACAGAGTTGTCTTTGAACAGCACATGGTCTTTCACCCACGGCGAGTTCACTATGATTTTTGTTTCCTTTTGCTGTGTCGTATATTTTGTGGTGATTTTCGCTATACCGCCAGCCTCTTTCACATCTTTCTGTACTTTCTCTGCTACTTTCCCACCAGCACTATTACTCTCAAACTGCCCCATTTGCGCCTTGTGCTGAAGGAGTTTCGACACTAAGCGCGCCTCTACAACCTCTGGATTGCTGTTGTCACATACCACGTCTTCGCAATAGAAGTCATTTCCGTACTGATAGCAAATTGGCATGACGCAGTAGTCAGTTCCCTTGTCTTTCGTATCGCAGACAAACAGGATTGCATCTGGTTTCCCATCAGGAAGCTCAAAATACCTGCGCAGCTCATCCTCATTGTAGAGCTGCCCTTCGCGCTCAATGGGCTGATTCATGTAAAGCGCCCGCCAGCTTGCATCATCCATTACTTCTCTCTGCTCATGATAAAACGCAGTAGTAAATCCAGCATGGTTCCCATAGTCAAAATTGCTTTCGTCATTCTCGTTTAGTGCTGGCATGACGATAAACTCCGCTCGGTCACTTTTCTCGTAGGACTGTTCCAATCGTCCTATAACATCGTGGATCGACCATCGAGTCGCAATATGGAGCTCCTTGCAGTCTCCAATTTTTCGTTGCCGTAAATCCGTTGCATACAGATTCCAGAGCTTGTCCATGCGCTCCTTTGAGAGCGCGCTTTCCAGACCATCAACCAGATCGTCACAATAAAGCAGATTTTCAGCTCGGACTTTACCTGCATTTCCTGACCCAACAGACGAGAACTCCAATGTTGCAAAGCGCTTTCCCCTCTTTGGGTCTGTTCCAAGGTCAATCATCATATCCTGGGCGTTGGTCTTGACCACCTTGACTGACGGAAACACGTTATACCAAAGATAATCCCCCTGCGGGTCCATAATACGAATACACTCGTCATATACTCCGCGCAAAAATGCGTTCGAATGAGACCCCCCCAGGATTGGCTTTTCTGGGTTTCTCCCTCCAATCCAGGTCAGAAAGAACAGAGCCAATGTGGTCTTTCCCACTCCAGGGGGAAGAGAAATCGCCAGCAAGTCTAGTTCATTATCTGCCAATCGTTGCAACGCCTTTGCAACCCTATATAACTGCTTCCGTCTGGGCAAGTAGAACCTCTTTGAAGGTTCGCGGTTCCACTCAATATACCGACAGTGTGCGTCAAAATCATACGGCGCGTCAAACAGCAGACTCCGCTTGTTCAGCTCGAACATACGGAGGCTTTTTTGTTCTGCGGCGAATCTTGCGGACAGCCGACGTACTTCCTTGTTTCGCTCATGGGCCAAGGTAAAATCTTCTGGTTCTAGCAGCCGCAACGTGTCAAAGGCATCAGATAACGCAGACGGGTCGGAGAGGTCACGCTTGAACGCCCTCTTCACCAGCTCCCGAATTTCCATAAAAATAAAGTGCCTCCTATCCTTTCAGATAAAAGGCACTTGGCACTGTTCGCTCCATCTGGAGAGGCACTTGGCACTACAATTATTCAATCTTCCGCCGGTTCCGGGTACGGAATCCAATGAGTTACTTCATAATCCTTTCCAAGCCCTTCCCAGTAATCTCCAACAGCATCCGCAAGCTGTTCCCATTCTTTGTACTCTGGATTGTATCGGACATCAACCCAGGTCTGCTTTCCTCCATCATTGACTCTTACCGTCACCATTACCGGCTCCATATCCGGCGGCATCCTATCGGTGCATTTGATCCAGTCCATACTCAATCCTCCTCCGCCGGTTCAGGCCACGGCATCCAATGAGTTACCTTTGGCCCGGAAAATCGACCAGATCCCCACCCACATGCAAATCCGTCATCTTCCCAAACCTCATAAAAAACCGTTGTGCCATCTTGCCTGTGTCTCCCACACATATCTATGCTTATCCATCCAACTTTCAATCGTGATAAGAATTGGTTCCCCGTCCGGCGGCACAGTCTCAGGCGTTACTTTGATCCAGTCCATCATCTCGCCTCCCGTCCAACCAGTCCACTCCCATCAGCATACACCACCACACCAGACGTTGTGACCACCCAGGCGTGACTGTCTCCGGCGCAGTCTACATCATCCACAATATCCTTCACCCGGAATCCAATATCTCTCAAGAATCTGGCAGTCTGTTTGACGGTCTTGCAATATCCCATCAGCCATCCAACGCGCTCCACTCCATCAGCGTGCTCCGCCCTGTACTGCAACTCACACTTCAACAAGTAGTTCTGCAATGCGGTTTCGTCTACCATGATGAAACCTCCTTTTTTGTTTTTCGGCGAGATTTAGGGGGACTTCTTTTCTAAACTCCAAATTCACGCCCCCATTGATTGTGCCATCTCCGCAAGCTGCTTTTTAGAAATTTTGAAATTTTCGTCCGTTCTAACCTCTGCTTTTGGAGCAGTATATAGCCACTTATGGACTTCCCTAAATGTTACACTCTTTCTTGGGTGTCTCAAAAATAATGCCTTGCTCACAATATATTCGCCATCAGGCACATAAAATGTCATTTCAACGCCGTTCTCTTTAATCCTGCAACCAAACGGGTGTGCGCCCATCTGCTGAATATAGGTTTCCATCCAATAATCGTCCAGCAATTCAAAGTCAAGCCAGTGTTGCTTTACCGTTTCCTCGCTCACTTTCAAATCGATCCAAGACAAATTCGGCGCTCCGGGATATTTTGTGTGAGAGGTGTTGTATGTTCTTTCTCTACCATCAATGCCAAACTCTAAAATCAACTCCGCCTCTTTCTTTCGTGCTGTCGTCTCGTCAAGTCCATCATAAAGAATTTCATGTGCAACATTTCTCCACCCATAATACAAAATGGCGTTGTACATTTCATCGTTGTACTTGTAGCCCGTTCCACCAGCCCATCTTTCCTCTGGCTCTTGGCTCGTTATCCCAATATAGACCTTTCCGTTCGGGAATGTGTGACGGTAGACGCACCAATTATTCTTTCCCATTTTTATCCTCCACTTTGATTATCCCATGCTTTTCTTCATACGCCTTAACCCTACGATAAAATGTGGCGTGGCTTAACCCCAACTTCTTGCAAATGAACTTCGGGGAAGTCTCTCCATTTTTCCAGGCTCGATACTGCTCTGTAAAAGCATCTTCATCGACCGCAATGGGCTTTCTTCCTGTGTACTTTCCTTTCTTCTTCGCCTCTGCGATACCTTCCGCCTGTCTCTGCATGATTTGCTCGCGCTCCAACTCTGCAAGTGCGCCAAACATCGTCATCACAAACTTGCCTTGCGGAGTGGTGGTATCAAATGTTTCCTTCTTCGAGTAGAACTCTACGCCCTTGCCCTTCAATTCCTCAATCAAATTAAGAAGGTCTTTTGTGCTCCTCGCAAACCGGCTGATACTCTCAACAACAACCGTGTCGCCCTCCCGGACGAAATTCATCATCTCTTTCAGTCCGGGTCGCTCCCTGTCTTTTCCGCTCGCCTTATCCGTATAAACCTTCTCGACATCGAGCTCCTTCATCAACTCGTCCTGTCGAGCGGTGTTCTGTTCCTCCGTAGATACTCGCACATATCCGATTCTCATTTTGTCTCGCCTCCTTGTTGTATCAAGTGTATCATATCATTTTTTATGTGTCAATATAGTTTTGATACATTTGAAATCTTTTTTGTGTTTTCGGTGCTGACAGCACTGACCCACCTACATTATACCGGGCGCAATCCCCCTCCGGTGTCGCCATTTTGGCCTGCCCAGTGTGACCAGGCCACGGCACCGCGCCTCTTGTGTATCAATAGGCCATAATCTAATGATACAATATAAACAAATTGCACACGGGTTATTTGTGCATTATTTTGATACTAAATTATCTCAAAATATATTGACACCACCCAAATGATATGCTATATTATACTCACAAGGAACAAACAACGACAGGCCACAGGCCGGGAGGGAAAGAAAATGGAAGAAGTCAAGATGCAGTACCGCGATTATAAACGGCATTATGCTAACTGCGAGACCGTCCGAGGGTCGTATGACGCCAGCAGCAAGACTATTATTGTGTTGGTCCCGGTCTCAATGATGCAACCCAAGCGCAGCGCGTCCCGGTTTGATCCCAAGCGCTGGGAGAATCGGGGACAGCAGAAGAAGCTCCGGGGCTATCGCGTCGCCGTCCGGCAGTACAACCAGGGCAAAGACGCGAGCTACCTTTTGGAGGCGTGGGGAGATGCTTATGCCTGCCTACGTGGGGAGCACCCCGCGCCCCCAGTCAGTAAGACAATCCCCGGCTATGGCCCCGCCGCCAGGGATGCTGCCATCTCCGAGGCCCTCCAGCTTGCGGCCTCTGGGCTGTATGCGGAGTAACCACCACCCCGCCCCGGAGGTCACGAGGGCAGACAAAAGCCCCGGCCACCGCTTGCAACAGTGGCCAGGGCAGAAGGGAGACAACATGAACTATATATATGTTGAAGGGTTTGCCAATTACGATTCCGAGCCGATTATAAAAGGCCCGTATAATCTTGACATCGAGGAACAAGCAGAAAACGCAAAAAAGCAGTTTTGCGAACTTTATAAGTCTTGCGTCCATGTGAGATACCAAAGAACAGAAAAACCCGTCTGACCTCTCGCAAAGGCCAGACGGGCAAAGAGAAACCCCAGAACAACCGCGAACCAGGGCACGCCCAGTATAGCACGGGCGGCCCTCCATGACAAGGAGGAAAACAGAAATGACAAACAAGGAACGCGCCGAACTTATCCAGAGCGCAATCGGGGACTACAGGGCCGCCAGAGAGAGCGGAGACGCCCAGAAAATCCGCCACGCCGTGAACGACATGGGAAACGCCTTCGCCGCCGTCAGTCTCTGGGCTGTACCCGAAACGGAAGAACTCCGGCAGATGATTCTTTCCGCAAGGAGGGCCGCACAATGAATACTTACAAAGTCACCTTTTCCAATGGAGACTATCTGTATACCCAGCTTAATGCCTCTATCGAGGAGGCAAAGGCCTATTATCTAGGTAATATCTTCAATCTAGGCACGGAGGCCGACAATCTCCAAAAATGCGTTGACATGGAGGAGGTCGCACAATGAAACGATACAGAGACGCCGCCAGGCGGCTGACAATGACCATTGACGAGATCGCCGCCGCCACGCTGGCCGAGGCCCGCGAATACTACCAGGACGGCGGGCGCTATATTTACGAGGGCAGAGCCTACACCCTGCGCCGCTACATCGACAGAGACGCCCACGGGAACGCCGTGGAGGTTGCCCAGTTTGTGGGCATTGACGGCTACAACCTGTTTACCGACCCGGCCCGCCTGGGAACATTCCTCCCGGACGTGGCAAGCGATGGACAGGAAATCACCCGCTTTTGACCCGACCACCGGGAGAATGGAGGAAATGAACATGTTGTCAAATGCAGTCAAATTGATTTGCGAAAAGCACTTTGATTATAAATGTTCTGGCTGCCCGTTGCTTGCTATCTGCGACATTCCAACGCAGGAGCAGCCGGGGGAAACACTGGAAGAAAAAACCGCTTGGTGGGAAACTCAAATGAACAAAGCCGCCGAGGAGGTGCCCCCCGCTTGATTATTCTGTTTATCTTGCTCCTCCCGATCATGATTATCTGGGAGACGGCGAAAAAATCTTGACTGCCCCGATCGGGCGCGATACAATCAACACAACGGAGCCCGGCAGAGCCGGGGGAAAGGACGGCACAACATGACTATTACGCTATATATCACCCGCACCGGCGATATGATCCGCACGGGAAAGCCCGCAGCGGTTACACTTGAGGAGTACCCGGAGATCAGCCGGACATGGACCCGGCGCGTTACCGTAGAGCTGCCCGCAGGATTTGAGGCGGCAGAGGCCGGAGACGGGCGCAAGCACATTTTCCGAGGTTCTGATTGCTACGAGCTGACCGCCAACGCTGACGGCGTACCCTGCATCATTGACCACTCCCAGCGCGGCGGGCCGTTTATCCCGCTCCGCGTCCTGTCTGAGGGGTGGGCCATCTAACAATATCTCCACCGCCCGCCCTGGGCTTTCCTGGAGCGGGTTTTCTTTTGCCCATGTCTCCCTATACTTCCCGCCAGTTTTCCGCCGCTTGTAGGCCCTCCAGAGGTCAGCAGGCGGCATTTTTGCGCCCGTGACCAGCAGAGAAGATCACGCCCCAAAAAGCAGAACCGCCGCAAAGGCTATTTACAGGCCCGTAGAGCGTCTTTACCGTCTGGAAGTGTCTCTATATTCCCATGTCCTAAAACGCCGTATATCGGCCCACAGAACGCCAAACAGAGCACAAAGCAACCCCGGCCCGCTCCACTAAGAGCAAGCCGGGGTGTTGTCATTTTTTTGCGGGCTGAGGGAGAGGGCGGCGCAGCGGCCTTTGCTGGCATCCCACCAGGCGCAGCGGGGGCCGTCACATCGCCCGCCGATATACTCCACGCGGGGCGGCTCACCATCAGTGCGGCACTTTATCGCGCCAACCCTCAGTATTGCGTCCAGATCGGGCGGCTCAGGAGCTTTGAGCGGACACAGCTTCCCGCGCGTGAGGCTGTCATAGTCGATAGTCCTTTGGTTCCAAACCTTAATGGCGTTTTCCTCGGTGTCCTCCATACCTTTCCAATCTTTCACTTCTACGGTAGCACCACAATTTTTGCAATACACGCCATATCTGTTATAGTCGTTAATCGCATACCCAACTTCTGCTGTTCCTCCGCAAAATGGGCAAGGTTTCAGCTTATAGTCGTCGGCCTCTTTCATAGTCGCTACTCCTCCACCACCACAGAGTCGGAAATGCGCTCCTCAAGCTGCTTTTGGTCGGGGGAGTCACCGAGGGGCTGATTGGGCGTCAAAACAACCTCTTGCTGGTCTTTCATGCCAAAATAGTTCTTTGCCCTAAAAATGTAAACAACGGGGTTAATTTTGCCTTCTGTGACCATTTCTGACTCAAAAGATGCAATAAATCCTTTGGCTTTTTTAATGAGGTCCATTCGTACAGAGCTGCACCCAATCCCATTTTCCCAGTTCCAAACCGTCTGCTTGATAGTCCCTAATGCCATGACCATCTTTTCCACAGTAGGCAATTGCCCTGTTTTCTGACAGGTATCAAAGAAGTCGTATAGTCGTTGGCGACACTCATCATCCGATTTAACAAGAGGTCTATCATAGAACATCATGCAGTTAGCCATACAGCGGGATATATCTTCTGCTTTAGCCCCAGAGATAACACTTGGAAAGTTCTCTTTGCCTCCACGGCCCCTTGCCTTTACGATAGTTTTCCCCTGCTCCATAGTCGCATCATTCTTGCTCAGAGTTGTCACCTTCCTTTGTAAATCCAAACCTCTCTCTCGCTCTCTTTGCCATGTTTTCCCGCTGTTCGTCCGATAGTTGCTTTGGCGTTCGGACTTTAATCCACTTCTTGGGGAAAGTATATTCCCTCACACCTTCACCTGTTCGAACTACAGTAATTTCTTTGTGTTTTCCGGCAAGTACATCTAATCGGCGAATTAGGGCACGATCCATCGTGTAGCAGGATGCAAGAGGCTCTTCCTGATTGTAGTTGTAGATAGTTTCCATTTCGTATTTTGTTAAGTCCAATGTTCGTTCCTCCATTCGAGAAAGGACATCTTCTTGAAAATCATAGTCGCCACTATGTATCTGATAGTCCCTGAGTTGGTCAGGAAGTAAATTTTTGATAGGGCAGGGGAGATGTCTTTGAAGTAAGACTCCCAAGTCGGATTGCTATATTTCATTTCCCTAACACCGCCTTCATATAGTCGCTAGTCAGATAAAGAGCTTCTTCCTGGGAAAATCCCTGCTTTATCAGATTGTCGTAGAAAACTCAGAGCATTTCAGACATGGCGCCGACTGCATTAAGTAGATTTGAAATGCCATATTTTATTTTTGTTTATAAATTCCCTTTATATCATAATATAAAACAATCGTTCTGTCAAGCCTCAAATGCTTTCTTTGCTAATTCCTTAATTTCTTCCGCCGTATATTTTTTTGCTTCTCCGTTCGTATCGCATCCCTCCTTCGGCGGGTCGGGGAGGGGTATCCAGTGGGTGACAAAATCATCCACAACAGAAAACTCCTCTGTGTAGTCCACCGATTCCCACCAATTTTCAGGGATAATATAAGCGTCTTCTTTTTCGTCATATTCAAAGTCGCAATTATCCCACACATAATTCGACTGTTCGGTGTTGTGTTTCCCGTCTGTGTAAAATGCTTTCACTACAAACCTGATATATTTTTCAGGGTGTAGATAATGCTTTCTCGTCACACAAATGAGTACATCTCTTTCGTTCTCCGGCAGCCTCTCCTTGACGCTAATCCACTCCATCATGCTGTCCGCCCTCCTCCGTCTTGAAGCAGACCACCCGCACCACATCATAGACCTGTATCTCTTTGCTCTTGAATGGGAACTGTTTGCAGTGTGGGCAGGTTATCGTTTCGAGCATTTCTTCCTCTGACAGATCATATCCGGTCCAGTTTTGCGTGGTTTCAATGTAAGCGGCATTTTTCTCGCACTCAATAACCGGCTGCTCAATATCAGTGTCGCTCCCATCATAGAGGAAAGTATCAACCAACAGATGCCCGATTTCCTTTCCGCATTTCTCGCACTTCATTGTCCGCCCTCCCCGCCGTGGACTTTCTTTTTCATCTCTTTTGCAGCTCCTTCACCCACACCAAGGGCATAGGAATAAATCAGCCAGCAAACGAGGCTTCCTACCCAGCAGAAAACCAAGACAGGCATCGGCACCACAAACCAGCCATTTGCCTTGACGATGGACAGGATGATGCCCAGGAAAAGGAGCAGTCTAATCATTGCCGCCCTCCTCGCCGTGGATGCTATTTTTTCGTACACGTTTGTTCATTAACTATCATCTTTTCCTCCATCGAATTTGTTTCCAATGACTTCACTGTATACTCCTACTTCCTCCATATCAAACCAGCACAGGGTATCAATGTTCGGCTCCGGGCCGCTTATATGGACAAGTTGCCAGCCCCATGTATAGCTGCCATTTGGATTCCCAAACTCCACGCGGCCAATCCATTCATAGTCGTTTGGCTCATCATAGAATTTGAGGATATCTCCATCAAAAACACGCTTTCCATCACTGTCGGTCAGGCCGGTGTACTCGCAGACCGTGGAGGGGTCAACCTCAAAGAAACCTCCGAGCATGATACCTTTTGTGGGCGGGTCTGCCCTGGCCGATACCAGCCGCGGTAGAATGTACGCTCCGGGCATAAAGTCGGCATCTTCCGGGACATCCACAATGTTTCCCTCCACCCACTCGCCGTTATCCAGCCGTTGGGCCTTGAAAAGTATTTCTCTGGTCATTTGGCACCTCCGATTGTTGGTATATAATCCATACTGAACGGAACTTCCTCCATCATTGCTCCGCAAGGGCAGGTATACAGTTCGACCCGTTCATCTTCTGAAATATCGTCAGGAAAGTCTACGCTGAAAAAGAACCCGCAATCAGGGCATTTCAAGGAAATCATTGGGCACCTCCGATGATCTCGTCAAGGGTGACGGTTTCGCCGGGGCGGAGGGATACTGCTCTTTCTGGTACCCATCCATGTTCAATTCTTGCTCTAATCGTACAAGGTTTTATCCCATACTTCTGGGCAGCTTCGGAAATCGTCAAATGCTCCCCGAACACATCAATATATCTATTCGTTCTCCTGTTATTGGCCTGTTCCTTTATGGTTGCCCATTTACAATTCTCCGGACTATACGGGCCGTCATTATTTTTTCTGTCAATAGTAAGGCCATCTTTATAGCCATTTTCAATCGCCCACTTTTGAAATGCTTTAAAGTCATTTTCCCAATCTGCGCAAACTACAATTCCTCTCCCTCCATAGTTGTGGTAGCTATTTCTTTTGGGGTCAAGACACCGGCGTCTCATCCCTTTCCATATCTCGTATAGCCTTGTATCTGACATTCCGTGTTCTATTTCTCGGTCAAGAAAAGTTTCAATTTTGTAGCACCCACAGCTTAATGTGTGCCCTCTTACCAAGTTGTTCGCCCAAACAACAACTTCTTTACCGCAGTCACATTTGCATTTCCAAAGCGTTCTATATTTTCGTTCTTTGGGGCTTCTACTTGTATCTCTTTCGATAGCTAGCAGCCTGCCAAACCTCTGTCCTGATAAATCAATCAATCTGCTCATTCAAGTTCACCTCGCAAATTCTCGGTTTGTCCACTTTCTTTTCTTCCTGCTCCTGCTTTGACTTGCGGATGATGCGGTCGGGGTGGTTAATAATTACAGCCAAATCATCCTCATTGTAGCAAGGGCTCCAGAGATCTCCCGTCTTATAATATCGCCTCCCGTCTGCTCCAATTTTGAAGGTGCCTCTATTTACCTGATTTGCGCCGAAATCGTATGTAAATTCTTCGCCTACCTCAACACCCAGCACCTGTGCAATTCTTGGTTTATTCACTTGTTGTCCTCCTCCTTGATTTTCAGGTACTTTTCGATGGCTTTTCCCAAAGTTAATGTATCATCCTCCACCACCTCGAACCCCATCAGGCGGGCGGCTTCGTGGGGGCGGGACCTTCTAAACCCAATGCAATTTTCTTGGGTTTGGTTCATCGGACATTCACAGCAACTTCTACCCCTACAAAATTGCCCGTGTGCTTGCTCGTCTGTCACCACTTCCCCCGTCTCAGGGTTCCGAAACTTCATTGGCGGCCTCCTTTCGCTGGCCGTAGGAGCAGAAATCATCCGGCTTGACCGGGTACTCCATATCGTGCTTGCCCATCCGGTAGCACAGTCGCATGAGCTGGTTGTGCCGTTTTGTACGGAACTCTCGGTAAAACTTGCACTCCCGGCACCTGACCACAGGCACGGCGTCGATGGTGGGGGCGTTGTTTACCACCCCAATGGCATCGTCCGCTCCGCGCACATACTGGGTATCACCCTCCGAAAAACAACACCTATCAAATGTGAAATCTAAATTATCAGCATCAATCAGCCGAGACACGATAATTCCCCCTTCCAAGCGCCTTTTCAACAGGCCATCCTCTATCTTTGTCCGCCTGGGCCAGTTCGCGGAGGCGGTCAGGCGTTATGCCAAGGGCTTGCCCAGCCAACTTCAAAATAGTATCCTCACTAAATGCTCGTTTGAAGTCCTCCGGCTCCAAGCCCGTGTCCTTATATGCCTGTAGTTCCCGCTTCACCTGCTCCAGCTTTCTCCCAAGACGCACGATCTCGGCATCTTTTGTGCGGGCAAAGTCCAGAGATTCGCGGGCTTGCTCCAGCTCGGCCCGCAGCTTCTCGTTTTCGGCCTGGAGCGTGGAGAGGGCGCTCCGTACTTTCTCCACCACGGTTCTCATGTTCTGTACTGTGTAGTCGTCCCAGCTGGTTATCCAGCTCAGGAACAGGGCCTCTCTCTCCGTCAACTCTACACCCCGGAAAATGTCCTCAAATTCCGCTGGGATTTTCATTATTTTTTCCCCTTTCCGGCGGCCCGTCAAATGCCGTCCAGTATTGTCCGTACAGATCCATAGAAAACGGCTTGATGTGCTTACAGTAGAGGTATCCATCCCTGCACCCCTCTGCAATCTCCAGGCCGCCCCATTGGAGCTGGGCTATCCCTGCACCCTCAATGTAGATTGCGGTCTCCTGGGTGATGGATTCCAGCTCCTGGCGTGTGTATCTATGTCTCATGCTTCTCCCTCCGGCGGGCGGCTGTCAGGCGGTGCGGGAAGGAGCATCCAGTGAGTGACATTTGCGATTTTTGTAAAATCCCAGTCTCTCCAGGTAACCTCTGTTTCGGCATCCATAGTCATGGCATATCCATAGTCACAGTATTGAGCTATTTTCATTTGCCAGTTTCCGGCGTTGTCTTTTTTCGCCACCCAATACGACTTTGCCCCTGTTCCCGGATTGTATTCCGGCAACCTCTCATCCACGCTAACCCACTCGTTCGGCGGGGTGAGGGTGGGCATATGCTGGATGTCGTATAGCACTTGTTCAAGCAAATTGAGTGCAACTTTATCTTGATGAACAATATCTGTGTCAAGCAGCTTTTCAATCCTGTACAATTCGTCAGCATCAATCGCCCTTGCCATCTTTCAGCGCCTCCAATTCCCCGGCGACGTGCCACTCGTTCCCGTCGTCCGGTATTTCTATGTCAACGGTTTTGTATTTGTGGGTATAAGTCTCATAGCTTGTCTGGACAAAAGCCTCAAGGACAACCGTTATCTTCATGCAATTTCTCCATCCTCTCCAACACCATCTCCACGGCCTCGTCCGTCATGGGAGCGCCGCAGTGAGGGCAGAAATCAGAACTCCAAAATCTAATTCCAGGGCAATATCCGCACTTCGAACATACAGTGTCGTATACCCCCATGCTTGGTACGCCTACCCATTCACCCCTCCACACCTTCTCCACCTGCTCCCGGCTGACGGGGCGGAGGGCGGCAATTGCCATCTTAGCGGCTTCAACCTCAGTCGGCTTATATGTCCAGTATTCGATTATGTTTTGCAATGACTTGATCGCTTCTTCTCGCGTCACGGCTGGGCCTCCTTTTCCAGCAGCTCCATCTCCGCAGCGCTCAGGATCAGCGCGCGGGTGTTCCAGGAGAGGCGGGTTTCACGATAGTCATAGCTCCCAATAGAAAAGTCAATCCCGCACTCGCACTCAATACTCACCGGATCACCGCCACTATCAGGGTCATAGAAGGTCGGCTTCCAGTCCTCTGGGCCGTGTTCCTTTGGTGTTTTACCGCACATACACGGCAGCAGCACCCCCGCCTCCGTCAGCCGCTTGGCCGCCTCGTGGTCGCCCAGGAGGGCGCGCATCTTATCGTCCATCGTTAGGTTCCTCCTTGCAAGTTTTCCACCGCTCTTTTCTTCTGCACGTCCCGCCGGTCGCATCACAAATGCTCTTGGATGAGCATCGTTCACATGGTCCAGCCTTAAAAAATTCTTTCATGTACATCGCGGTGGTCGATATGCTGTATCCGGTGGCCTAGGCTATCGTCTCCGGCCCATACCCGTCTAGCGCCATGCGCTCCAGCAAATCGCGGGACGGCTTTGGCTTTTTTGCTCTGGTATGCAGCAGGCAGCCAACTCTTTTGGGGTTACAGTCCGGCAGCGGGCACTGTCCACAGATTGCCGCCTCCTCCGCGTCCCGCTCCGTGATATTGCGCTCCACGATCGGCTCCATCGCGTCCAGACTGCGCCAGGGTGCCACCGCCCGGCTGATGCCGTAGGGGTCTCTGGTGATCATATCAGCACCCCATCTAACGCCTTGCTTAGTACGTCCGCATTTTCCAAAGTACGATTCTTTCTATATTGACTTTGTGCGAACTCAACATACTTAATAATGTTTGACCAGTGCTGCCCTAGTTCCTTCCATTGTTTCATGGATTCATTTGCTATATTATATTGATACGTCATTTTCCCCTTATCAGAAATCGCCCGTTCTCTGGTTATAGATCCCGCTCTAATACTTGCATACATGCTGGACAAAAAACGGAACGCAAGCTGATCTGGAAGAGATAAACCGTCCGGCATGGGGGCGCCTTGCTCAGCTTCTCTTTCAAATGGAAATATCATAGCCTCTCCTTTGTAACACTAAGTAACCGTTTTGTAACACGTCTGGTGTTACGCTATAACCATTGCGCCGCAACGGATTGAAAGAACTGTAACACCTGTAACACCTATTTTTTAACTTTGAATTTTTAAAAAAAGTGCGCACGCAATTTTTTTATTTTATAGAAACATATCAAAAAGGGTGTTACAAGGTGTTACGGTGTTACAACTTCGAATTCCCAATTACGGCAATAGTTCCTCTCCGTTTCCCTCAAAATCATTCAAATAATTGTCCATTTTGAGCCAAATACAACGTGAAACTCGCCCGTTAATCCGTTTTGTCCGGGTCATTTTCCCATCTTTACCCGGAAGAATTAGGTTGTTGTTTTTCGCCCATCCGAGGAAAGCAGAGGCATTGTAACCCTCGTCTTGAAGGATCTGGTCGAATTTGGAACGAATGATATAAGCGTAATCATCGTCCAGATCGCCCCACACTTCGCCCTGGTGGGCGTCCGCACCCGGCGAGAATCTGGATTGGTTGATGTTAATGAAGTCATATAGGTATTGCAGTGCGCGGGCGTTTTGGTTGACGGTCTCTTTTGATACCAGATATGGCCGGATATCGTCTGGCTGAAGGAGAACGCCATCTTGGAAGATCCACTCCTCTGATAGCCTGTCAGCGGCCAGTATAAGGGCCGCAGATGCCGTCTGCTTGTCCATAGTGTCACCGGTCTTAATGGCCTTTTGTAAGTCCTCCTGGAGCTTCTGGACGCGCTCTATCACGCCATCCTCCATCAGGTGATCTACAAACTCCCGCCCAGCGAAGCCGTAGTTGGCGTACAGGCTGGTGGCGGTCTTTTTCGGCTCATCAAAGAGTTTGGTATCGTGGCAGTCCACCTCGATTGTCCGGTTGACTGCCCCCTCTCCACTATTGGCGGAAATGATGGGAAATTCGCCTGTGGTGATGACGCAGTTCCTCCAGGTAGGTGTCTTTTGGAGGCCTCCCTGCTTCCGGCCACGGGCCCGTCCCACACCTTCTGATAACTGATAGATCATCCGGTCGAAGTCCTTCCGGTTGTCCTTGACCAGTTGGAGCTCGTCAATGATGAGGGGCAGGGAATTGCAGAACGCCGCTCCCAGTTCCTTCCCCACCTCCGTGGCGTTGAAGGTCTGGATGTAAACGCCGATCTCTGGATTGGCCCACACGCTGGCGGCCAGAACCAGGCTCAGGCTCTTTCCGGTTTCCGATCCGCCCCACAGGTGTACAAAAAATGGTAGGCAACGGCACGGTCCCACCAGAACAGAGGCGAAGGAAGCGGCTAGAACGATACGGGCGATCACGTTACCGGGGGTTTTGCCTGACCGGACAGCTCTCGCGCAGTCCAGCCAGGCCTCCCGGCTCCCATGCTCCTGGATGCTCTCAAAACGAGTGCGGTAGGTTTCCTCTCCATCAAAGACCAGTTCTTCCTCATATGGCGAGAAGCCATATTCCTCAATCCAGCCCAGCCGCCCCACGCTGGATACCTCCGGGATCAGGTCATAATTGAGCTGCTCCACATCAGCCAGATATCGTACAAGGGCCTTGCCGGTCTCACTGTTGACCATGATTCCATACTTGGAGAGTCCGATGATAGAGCGGCTGTCGGAAATTACGTTGCGATCCACAATCACAATGTCCCACCGGCGGCTAAGCCGGTATGCAAGCATAACCTTGTGCTCCCGCGTATCTACGTTTACCAACCGCTGAACCGGCATGATGGGGTGGTAGCAGGCCACGACCTCAAAGCCCATCTTGTCGGTGCCGTAAATTCCGGTGTCTGTGGCCGTCCATCCACCGCAATCTAACTCCAACGCTTGACCGGTAAAGTCTGTCCTGTTGAACCCAGGCGCTACAGATCCGCTGACTGTCTCCAAATATGCCTTAAACAGCGCAGCTAAATTCCGAACACCAACAGTTTGCGCTTGGGCCGACATGCGGCCAAGAAGTTGCTTCAACTCAAATTTATTTTCTTTGTGGGCGTATAAATACTCAAATGGTTCTGTGCTTGTCAAGTAGTCGTCTCTTGTGTAAGCTGGAATTTCTTCCACTCTTTCTTGCCTCCCTTCTCTATAAACTCGTCAAGCCAATACCGAATGTATGGGAGGCGCTTGACGGCCTCAACATATAACGGATGGAAGTATGCGCGATTTACTGTTTTGACCGGTTGGAAGACTTCCTGCGCCTCTTCCCAGTATCTCATTTCTGAAATCATTCGCTGGAAATTGGCCTCTGCTTGCTCCTTGCCCCACTGCTCAACTTTCCGTTCCTCCAAGATTTTAGAACGTTCAGACCTGTTTGGTTTTTTGCTGGATATCCCCAGATGGAAATCCGCGTTAAGTCTGAGGACGGCCTGCTGAAAGTTCAAGTTGAACAGCAGCATCACAAAATCAATTACACTGCCATGAGCGCCACATCCGAAACAATGGAAGCCTCCGATGCCATCGTAGATTTTTAGGCTGGCTGTATGATCCCCAGTGTGGAACGGGCAGGATATAAACCCTGACCGCCCCACCTGAAAACCATAAAATTCGGCGACCTGCTGCATCGTAACCAGAGATTTGATTTCATCCGCAATCTTCATCCGGAATGGCCTCCAGCCGTTCTTTCAGCTCTCGGAATAAAATGTCATGAATGAGCCTCCCGCTTGTCTGCGAGGCGCAGAAAAGAATCTGGCAATTGTAGCGGGCAAGCCATGCTTGCATACTGGCTACCAAAGACGCGGACGACATCCGGCTCCGGTAATCTCCTTTGTACGCCTTTTCCCAATCTGCGTTTTCCACCAGCATGTATAACTTTGCTCCGGATTCTTTGGCGCGTTCAAATTCCCGTGTAAATCTGCTGCGGTCTCTTCCATAACAAGCACATAGTTCATCTAAGTCCATCTTTCGCTCAATAGCAACTTGGTCTCTCAGATCTATGACATTGCATTTTGTGGAGTAATCCCCGAAAGAGAGGGCAACCCTCTCAATCGGGACTCCGATTTGCTTCATGCGCCGCCTGGCGCTTGGCGTATCCTGTTCCCTTGTATCGACTAGAACCGTCATGCTACTGAGGGCCACGTTCACGTTGCACGGGTGCATTAGTTCATTACCCAGGGAAGGTCTTTATCTTCCTCATTTGAAAGGTCAGTGAACCCGGCGGGCGTTTTGTTAGACAAGGGCTTGTCCTTGGGAGTCCTATACTTATTGGCCCGGATGCTTTCAATGTCTGTAACGGCACAGCATTCAGTAGTCCAACCAGTCTGTCCGTTGTACTCCCACTCCTTGTTTCGGAAAAGGACACCGATCAGCTTATCTTTCAGGACAGATTCATTCCAATCCCAGTGGTAGCCATTGTTGCTTGCCTCAAATGACCAGATCACATTTCCAAGAGTCCGCTTGCTCCAGGAGTCCTTTTCAGAGCCGTCATCTTTGGGAAGATACATGCGGTAGATTCCGCGCCACTTTTTGTCCTCTCGGTTTTGCTCAGAATAGTCCTTCTGGAAGAATCCTCTGTAATCGCCCTCGATTACATCGAAATAAATAATAAGGCGATCCCCATAATCTGTAGTTTCGACTACTGCTGCATTTACCTTCGCCACATATCCGCCGGCAGGGATAATTTCACGGGCTTTGTTGGGAGCGGCCTTTACATCAGAATACTGTCTCATTTGTGTTCCTCCTCATTTTTCAATGGGGACAAGCCCCAGTAATCACGGATTGCGCTGTCAACCATCTTCAAGTCATTATCAATCAGGTTTTCAGAGAACATGCCCATTGGTGACTTGACCGTATCGGCTCCGTTTGTATGTGTGGAAAACTGGTATTTCCCGTCGGTTACGACTGTCTTTAGCACTACAGTAAACAGCCCTTCCAGGGTGACCTTTTCGTCCAGCAGTTTACCAATAGTCTTGAATTTCTCGTTCCCGTTCTGGTCAAGGTCTACATGACCCATGAAATAAATTACTTTGTCATCGGGGAGTCGGATCGCTGTTTGAATCAACGTCCAAAAGTTCAGTGCCATATCCGTGAACTTCTGGTAGCCGGTCGTTTTAGCTCCACGCATAAATTCATTGGTCATCAGATATGTAGCGTCGTCAATTACAATCGCTTTGGCAGGGGCAGTCCTAATTGCTGTGTCGATTTTCATGTAGTCGTCACAGTTGTATGTCTTGATTTTTGTCTTGAATGGAAGCGGTTTCCCGCTGACATTGACTACACAAACCTCGTCAGTCAGAAAGTTACGCAGACTGGTAGATTTTCCTGACCCACTCTGTCCATATACCATCACTGGGATCCCCATTCTGTTTCTCCTTCCTCTAAAATAACCGGGCATTCATTTCCCCGTGTCTCTAACGGGAACGGGAGGTATTCACCAGTGAATAAGCAGCGGTGCCGCCGTAGACTTTCGTCGTATCGGACATACGGACACCATCTGCAACAAACATCCCCATTGGGATAGTGAACCAACACCGTTGCTTTCCCTGTTTTATAAAAGGTCACGCAATTTCCAGAGGCTTTCAAATATATCTCACCACCTCTACCTGCATTTCATAGGCAAGCAAAACCGGGTCGTCTTCCAGCATTGCCTTAATAGCATCTTTGAAACAATCCAGACAAATCCATTGTCCATCCCACTGGAAGATTGGCTCGTCACTCCAAACCTCTCCGTCACACCGTCCACAATGTGAAACCGGAGGGCGGGCCTGCGCATCAGGATTCTGTATCGGGTTCATAACTGAATGTTACCTCCTGTAACTTGAATTCCACATAAGGAGCGGCCTGCCGAATGATTTCAGAAACGATATAGGCCTTTGTGAGTCCAGAGCACCTTTGTAGGGAAGCTACGACATCATTCGCATCCTTCTGTAATCGCACCAATTCACACTTGCTTTCTGGTGCAGGATATGTTTTAATAATGATAGGTTTCATTTTATTCTCCTTTTTGCCGCCCTCCGGTTTCGCACACCGGGGAGCGGCGCTTTTATTCGTAAATAACGGCTTCCGCCCGTGTAATAAAATGATGAATGCCAGTAGAGCACTCGTTCCATCGGTTATCGTCGAAATCAGTCACCTCAACGGTTTCGCCTATGGCATAAACAAAGTTCGGATCAAAATTACTCCTTACTTGGTCGCCCCCAGGATTTCCGTTGATATCTGTGATACTCAATACCTTGGCCTTACTGGCGCGGCATTTTCGGCTAGTAGCGGAGGACCGGCGTGCATCTGCGGGGATTTCCAACTCCACAACAAGGCCACTTGCCTTTTTATAGCCGATATAAGAACCGGAATCTGGGCATTGCAGCGGGTAAAAAGCTGTATGAATATCCCATATCATTTGATCCATAGATGCACGGCTCAGGTTGGCACCGCGCAGGTTGGCACCGCTCAGGTCGGCACCGAACAGGTCGGCACCGCTCAGGTTGGCACCGCGCAGGTCGGCACAGCTCAGGTTGGCACCGCACAGGTTGGCACCGCGCAGGTCGGCACCGCGCAGGTCGGCACCGCGCAGGTTGGCACCGCGCAGGTTGGCACCGAACAGGTCGGCACCGCGCAGGTCGGAACCGAACAGGTCGGCACGGCTGCCGCCCTCTCCATTCAGCCAAAGGAGATGCTCGTCCAAAATCTTTTTTAAGTCCATTTTGCTCCCTCCTCCCAGCCCTAAAATAAGGGCAGATAGCTTTTGTCTTGCCGCCCTCCGGTTTCGCACACCGGGGAGCGGCGCTTTTTAATATAGCTCGATTGCAAAGCCATCTTTGATGAGCTTTGGGCGCTTGCCATTTACCTGCTCCGGCCTTATCCCGAGTTTTCTGACGACGCCGGCCATCGGGATCGAAAACCCGCCGGAATATCTCGACACAGCAAAGCCTTTTTTGCTGTCGGTGAAATGGAATAGCAGATACTTTCCGGCCTTGCCGATCAGGACTCGAGGCAATATGTTGGGGATACACTTTGCGGTGGCGGAACTCACATATAGGGCGGTGTTCGGGCTTGCCAGCTTCACGTATTGCTCTGTGCCCGTCTTCTGGATTATCTCTTCGTCAGTGCCAATTTCGATAAAATCTAGGGTTTCATTCATTTTCGTTCCCTCCAGGTATTTCGATGACCGCCCACACATCGTCGATGCTCTCCGCGCCCTCCAGGCCGGTGATCTGGATGGTGAGCGGGCCGGTGGGCGTGGGGGACGGGGTGGTGGTTGCCGCCGGGGTCTCAATGGCTGGCTGCTCCGGCTCCTGGTTCCAGATGATTTCAACTAGTGCAACCAGCGTCAACAAAAAGAACAGGTACACAGTGGTAACGATCAGTTGCTTCTTCATAGGCTCGCCGCCACCACAACAGCCAACACAAGCGCCGCTCCGGCAACCACCGCCAGTTGTACCCGCTGGGCCATCGCCTGCGCCTGCTGTACCCGGCGGCGGTAGGCCCGGTAGCTGTATGCTTTTGCGCGCCTGTCGCGCTCGGTTTGTGCTCCCATAATTTTCACTCTCTTTCATTAGTTGAAAAGCTCTGTCTTGAAATCGCTCATTTCGCTTTGAATGGTGCTCGCCACCGCCGTCCGTATCATGTGTACGATGGTTTCGTAGTCAAAGCACGGTACGCCCTCCCGCTTGTATTTAACCAGCCCTCCGGGGCTGATTTTGTATGTAAGCGCCTTGTCCTTGACCGCAATCCCGAAGGTTGCCCGGCCTTCTCTGAGCGCCAGCCTTACCGTTTGTTCGGGCCAGTCCAGATATCGGGCCGCAACGTCCAAGGGAACATTGTCATATGCTAGTATCTCATTGTCCGTTGGAACCGGTGGCCGCTCTCTCGTTCTTGGCCTCATGGCTATCCTCCCTCCTTTCGCCATGCAACCGCTCATGCTCGTCCCAAGTCATCCCGTAATAGGACCGGCATAGGTCGTCCATGACGCGTCGCGCATTGCTGAAGCGGTTCTCAATCTCCCGCTTCGTACTGCTCTCGTTGAGCTGTCCATCTTTGGTCATAAAAAATCCTCCAATCTTGCCAGAGGCCGGAGGATGTGATATACTGTCTCCGATACCTCGTAGCGTGCTTACGTGGTGTCATGCCCTGGTCGGTGCGTCACCACTGGCCGGGGCGCTTTTTGTTGTGGTTCCTTCCTTGCCATGGTATACTGGCGAAAAGGAGGTATTGAGAAATGAAACTAAATCCTGATTGTATTCGAGATATTCTTTTGACCGTAGAAGCCATATGCGATACTGGACACTACTTTGATTCCAGAATAGATTTAGATAAAATACACGGAAATTACAGTGTAGAAGAAATTGCATACCATGCTCGCCAATGTGATATGGCTGGTATGTTTTACAAATTCAAACGTGGTATTGATGGCGGCTGGGAAGTTGTAGATTTAACTCCAAAGGGCCATGAATTCCTTGCGAACATCCGGGAAAATACGATTTGGAATAATGTCAAAGCTGTGTCATCTAAAGTCGGTTCAAAATCGTTGAATGCCATTTCTCAAATTGCATCAGCCGTAGTAACAGAAATCATTAAGTCTCAATTAGGACTTCATTAGTCACGGAGCCGGATAGTTCTATTCTTATGGGGCCATCCGGCGTTTTTTCAATTTTTACGCTGTATAAATTCTGTATTTCCACGCCGTCAATTTCCAGCTTTGTGTTATGCCCATCGTTTCTTAAAACCACTCTTTCCATCGCTTTCCCCTCTTTCCCCCGCCCCGTCACGGGCGGGCTTCTTTTTCTCCATTGGTGTGCTCCTTGGCCTTCTCCGCCATAGCTGCTACGCCTTCTGCATACCCGATCAAATACTCTTTCTTTCCGTCTGGAAGAAGTTCACAAGCACGCGTCAGGCTTTCGGCAATATTGCGCTCTTTCTCGCTCATATCGTCACCTCCTGTATCATGTCGTTCTATGACAAGTATACGTCATTTAATGCCATTTGTCAAGATATTTTTAGTCGTTGAATGACATTCTCTATTGACACAATTTATTCTGTGTTTTATAATAAGCTCATCCAAGGGGGTGAGTTTTATGGGAATTGGAGATAGAATTAAAGAGGCTAGAAAATGCTGTGGAAAAACTCAGCAAGCCTTTGCGGATGCAATCGGAATAAAGCGGAACACCGTAACAAGCTATGAAACTGGAGCAATAGATCCAAGTGATAGAACTATCATGGATATCTGTCGTGAATTTAATGTAAATGAAGAATGGCTTCGTACTGGAGAAGGTGATATGTTTCTACAGCGTAGCCGAGAAGAGGAATTAGCGGCCTTTTTTGGAGATATTTTGAGTGGGGAACCGGACTTTAAGCGCCGCCTTATATCTGTACTTGCTAGATTATCCTCTGACCAATGGGAGATGTTGGAGGATATGGCGAACAAATTGGTCGAGGAAATGCAAAAAGAAAAGCCGACCACCTAACTAGGCAGTCGGCTTTAATGCGATTCTATTTTGCAATGTGGAGAACAAACTGGTACACCCGCTTAACTTTATCTTCCGGCATTTCTGACACGATCTTTTCGATTTCTTTTAGCCTTTTTTCTTTTGGCGTCACTTCGCGCCCTCCTCCCAATTTTCACCTTACCAAGATTTTGGTTGGGAATTTTGTTCCCCTTGTTTATCATTATAGAACATTAGTTCTATTTAAGCAATATGTGTTATCACCAAATTGTGGCAGCTTATTTTCTATATGCTAAAAGATTGCTTCATTGGAAAAGAACGGATTATTGGACTATGCTTATGATATGGTACACCAACCCATGATTGCCAAACAGAACGAGAATCTAGCAGCAGAATTGTATTTATGGAACCTACCGCCAGAGGTCGGTAAAATAGAGAGGAGAATGGGATATGGAAAATGAAGCTATCAACGGGACTAACCCAGAAGTCGGCCAGACCACTCCACCCGAATCGCCCAAAAAGTTTTGCAAATATTGTGGCGAGCGCATCGACATTGACTGTGTTGTTTGCCCTAAGTGCGGAAAACAAATCGAGGCGCTCAGGCAAGACCCGTCTCAGGTAATTATCAATAACAATGGAAGCGATTACCCCTATAAGAGTAAAACCGTCGCTCTGCTCCTGTCTATTTTCGTTGGCGGTCTTGGGATACACCGCTTTTATGTCGGGAAACTCGGAACCGGAATTATCTGGTTGTTGACTGCTGGTTGTCTTGGAGTCGGCTGGATTATCGACATCATTATGATAGCTGTAGGCAGTTTCCGGGACAAGGCAGGCATGCCGTTGCAGTAAAGAGAAAGGGTAGATATAGTATGCTGGACGAAAAAGATTTGCAGGCAATCGCGGAAATGATGAAGGGGATGGAATCCCGCATCGACCAGAAGCTGGAGAAGCAGAAGCAGGAAATCCTGGACGAAAGCACCAGACGCATGAAACTACTGCTGGACACGGAGGTCACCACCCGGTTTAACCTTCTGGCCGAGGGGCAGCAGGCCATTATGGACGCCATCACGCCAAAAAGTGAAATCGAGGAACTGCGAAACGAAGTATCCGTACTTAAGCTGGCGATCCGCACCATGAATCAGGAAATCGCCGAACTGAAAAAAGCGCAATAAAATACCGCCCCCGGTGCTACCAACACCAGGGACGGCTCACATAGGGGTGATAAGGTTTGGGTGCCATATCACCCCTTTATTTTACCAGAATAGGGGGAAAAGTCAATGAGAAGAGCGAACGGAACTGGAAGTATTGTAAATCTTGGGCCAAACCGCAGAAACCGATACGCCGTCAGAGTTTCATACCTGGAACGGCCCGGCCTATGGAAACAAAAATACTTATCCTACCACAGAACCACCAAAGAAGCACAGGAGGCCCTCGACAAATATTTGGCATCTAATATCCCGGCAAAGTCACTTGCCGTTACTTGGGGAGACGTATACAATCAGTGGTCGGCTAAAAAGTATGCAAAGGCAGGAGCTGCCTCTATCGCCAGCTATAAAGCTTCTTGGGCACGCCTCTGCGTGCTGGAAGAAAAGGATATGTGTAAGGTTACGATTGACGACCTGCAATCTATTATTGACCAAGACAGGGCCAACGGATTATCGAAATCTAGTATTAGCAATGACAAAATGCTTATGAAAGCACTTTTTAAGCACGCAATGGAGCGCGATATCGTGTATAAAGACTATTCCGCTTTTGTGGAACTTCCAGGAGTTGAAGCAAAGCACGAAAAGGGTGCTTTTGATGATATCACAATGCGTAAATTGGAGAACCTGGCGTCCTCTGGATTCCCTTGGGCTGATACCGTACTAATGCTATGTTATACTGGATTCCGAGTATCTGAGTTTTTGGGGCTCACCAGATTTTCCTATCATCCAGATGGGAGCTATTTGCAGGGCGGCCTAAAAACACAGGCCGGGAAAAATCGGATTGTTCCGGTGCACCCTAAAATCATGCCATATCTGACCAAGTGGCTGTCCAGGGGCGGTAAGACTATTATCTGTGATGATGACGGGAATGCAATCCCCGCATACAAATACCGCCCGCTATTCTCTAAAGTTATGGAAGAATTAGGAGTGCCTGCCGCTACCCCTCATTGGTGCAGACATACCGCCGCGTCTCGGATGAGGATGGCCGGGGTGGACGAAGTCGCTATAAAGCGTATCTTAGGGCATTCCGATGGAGATGTTACCGAGCACTATACGCACGTAGATGTTTCGTTTTTGGCTAAAGAGATCCAGAAGGTTTCCTAAGTATTTGTAACTTTCTTCTTAAATATGTGCAAATAGAACAACGCACAAAAAGTTCGAAAAAGTTGTTTTTATTGTGCATTCTTCTTGCTATTCTAGTGTTTTTAGTTGTAAAATTAGATTGACTTTTAATGTGTTTGTAATTAGTAGTGAAAATAAAGCTAGTGATTGCAATGCTTACAGGATTTTTTGTAGCTAGTATGTAGCTAGTGCGTAACTTTCGGTGTAAATATGTGCAAATAGCAAACCGATGAAAAAGTTCAAAAATAGAGGGCGGAGGCTATTGCCCCCGCCCCTTGTTTAGCCCCTCACGATGTACTCGTAGTAGCGGGCCAGTTTGTCCTCCGGTGCGTCCTTGTCACAGAGGAACGATTTTGCCATGTCGGCGTAAAAATCAATCTTATCGCCGACACCGTGCTTCTTGGCTACTTTAACGTAGTCACTATAGACCATGTTGAGGGCCGCCCAGAACTGGATGGGGTCGCACTCAATCCCGCGCTGGGCCATGACCTGTTTGGCCTGCTCCAGCGTCCAGTGAGCGCCACGGGTGCCATCCTCGTTGTCCATATGCTTAGACCATTCATCGGCCATCTCCTTGGTGAAAGGGATATAGCCGGAAGCAGCCCCATAACCTGTCATGTGTTCTCCACCTTTTCTGTATGCCATCTCGTCCATGCGGTAGTCATGGTCAAACTCTCTCGGAGTTCTCATTTCTCCTTCTCCAGAGATAGCGAATCCGATTTTGTTCATTGGCCGATTCATCTCCCGTCGCTCTGTGTATGCGCTCCCATCCTCCCGATAGACCGGTGGGACGTAGGGGTAGCCGTAGTGAGACTGAGGGCCGTACATCCGGTCATCCCAGTAGCGGCTATCTACCCACATGCCACCATCGTTGCGTGGGGCAAAGCGCCCATCAGAGTAGCGACGATAGCCCCGATCCTCCGGCTCCATCATCTCAGAGCGCGGTGCATAACGGCCATTGTCGTAGTGTTCCCGGCCACGGCGGTCACGAAACTTATCATCGACATCGTAGTTGTCGTAGCTCCGTCCGTCGTTGTAGCGGCGATTGTTGCCACTGGACATGAGCATCATCCGAGTAGATCGTTTCATTTTGACCCCTCCTTACGCCGTAGGGGCGGGTGCAGCACCGCCGTCAATACTGGCAAGATTGTTACTGGGAGAGCAGCAGGGCTGCCCCAACATGCGGAACGAGCCGCCGGTTGGGGTAGTCACCACACAGACGGAGTAGCGGGTGCGAGTACGGATGCCGCAGGCAGTCACCTGAGCGCAGTTACGCTTGGTAAGGGGATATAGCTCTGTCCCCGTACCAATAGTAATGTACACAGGTGCATTGATGGTAGTTGTGGCCGGGATGGACTGGGCTACCACAATACAATACTTCCCGCCGTTGTTGTAGGCACCGGCAGGCAGATTGATTTCAAGGTTGCCGCCGGTAAAGGTGACCGCCTGGCTTAGCACCAGGTTGTCGCACAGGCGGCAAACAGGCTTACAAGACATAAAATACCTCCAAGAATCAGGGGCGGCAGACATTTAGCCCGCCGCCCCGAAATAGTCACGGCAAAGCCGGAAGGTCAACTTACGAGGAAACCTCGTAAGTTTAGCAGCCACAGCCGCAGCCGCTGCTGTAGGTCCCGCAATAGGGATAGGGGGCGGGCACTTGGTAAGCGGGTACGGGCATGGGGTTGATGCGCCGAATCAGCTCAGAGGTCTGAGCGTCAGACATGGCAGCAAGATAAGAGTTCTGTGCGGTCTGGCTGGCCTGGAACTTCAACGCCTGATTCTCAGACTGGAGGGAGGCGATCTTATCCTGAGTCAAGAAATTCAGGATTTCACGAGTACCAGCGTTCTGGCTGTCAATGATATCTCGTGTGCTATTCTGGATGGTATTCTGGATGGCGCAGGTGTTGGTCGCCATGTTGTAGTTCACGCCGTCGATAGCGCGCTGGGTCTGGCAGCAGCAGTCCTGTGCCTGAGCGGCCATGTTGCACATCTGAGACTGGACGCCGTTGAAGCCCTGGAGAAGTGCCACATTGGTGTTGTTGAAGCCGCTGGTGATGCTGTTATTCAGCGCATAGGTGCTGTCACAGATGCCCTGCTGGATAGCAGAAATACCGCGCTCAACGCCATTGAACGCAATGGCCTCGTTCACATCGGCACGGGTGGCTAGGCCCTGGAGGCCGGGATCGGTGCTGGCACCGCCACCGCCGAAACCACCGAAGCCACCGAAGCCGCCGCGGCCCCAGCCAAAGACCATAGCCAGAATGATGATGCCAAAAATCCAGCCGCCATCACCCCACATGCCATTGCTACTGTTGTTGTTATCTCCCTGTCCAGCAATATATCCGGTTGCAAAATCGTCCATAAATAGTTCTCCTTTGTTAGTGATTTATATATCGGGTCGCGCGCCCCGTTATATATCGAGAATACACTTGAATTATTATATAGTTTGCTATATAATGTAGTAGGGTGATATTTTGCGAATCGATGTCAACGAATTTATGGGGAAAAAGAATAATAAACTAACTGTTATAGGCTATATAAGGCCAGAAGCTGGTGGCCGAGTAAAGTTAAAATGTCTATGTGATTGCGGGAATACAGTCTTTTGTCTTCCTTATCAATTTTCAAGTGGAGCTGTTAAATCTTGCGGTTGCCTTCCAAAAGGGAAAAAAGGTGCTCATACTTGGGACAACCGAAGAAAAACACACGGCCTGAGCAAGCACCCATTCTATAAAAAATGGAATGATATGGTCAGGAGATGTTACGATCCCAAAGAACCGGCATATAAAAAATATGGGGCACGGGGCGTCACTGTTTGCGAGGAATGGAGAAAATCCCCAGAGCAATTTATTGCTTGGTGCGAAGAAACCCATCCAGGAGCAAAGGGATTAACAATAGACCGAATAGACGGAAGTAAAGGGTATTGTCCCGAAAATTGCAGATGGGCTACTCAGCTGGAACAGGTTCACAACATAAAGACAAATCGTTTCATCGTGTTAAATGGAGAGAAGAGATGCATTACGGAGTGGTGTTCTATACTTGGAATATCTCCCGGCTCAGTTTATAAAAAGGTTCATAAGGGCATGTCTTTTGAAGCGGCAATTAAGGACACTTTTATTAAGAAAAAGAAATAATATGAGATTATTTGGGTAGTGTTACACCCATCTGTCGGGCCATCTGATTCAGATCCACACCACGCTCTTTTGCCATGTTCTCCGCGATCTGGCGAAGCTGTTGCGGGTTTTTCCCTTGAATGAGCCGCATAGCTTGGGCAGCCTGCGGATTCTGGCCAGCCATCTGCTGGAGCATTTGCATGGGATTCCCGCCGTTCCGCGCCATCTGGAGCATGGCCATCATGGGATTATTCATCGGAGGCATCATTCTTTTTCCCTGCCTTTCCGCTGGAGGCGGGCTTTTTCAGCCGCTCTATTTCGTCTTTCAGATTGTTGATGGTGTCCTTCATGTCCATAAATTCATCCAGTGGTGCGAAAGCAGGGGCCGGATTCTCTGCCTGCTGTTCTTTTGCCGGCTGTTGACCATGAAACTCAAACACATCAGCAGCTCCGGTATTCGTATTGAAGCGTTTCATATAGACCACATTATGAGCGAGGTCGGGGAAAAACATGGGAGCACCCATGAAGTCAACCGGGACCCCCAGCGCTTCTTCTCTAGAGGCCACAGGACGGCAAAAAAAGGCAGGCTGTGTGTTTACATTCCCCTGTGCCTGAATGGCCTGTGACGGTTGCTGAGCAGGCTGCTGGGGCTGATATACTTGTGGAGCCGGAGCAAATGGGGTAACAGGATTGTAGGCCCCATAAGCCGGGTATGTGTAATTAGGAAACGCCATACTGACGCGCCTCCTTCCCCGCCTCCAATGCGGTTACGTAATCCTCTAGGCCCTCGTCATCTCCCTGTGCCATGTACCACATCGCTGTTTCGGCGGCACAATCGCGGGACATGCCAGCGGCTACCATTCTCTCGATTAGAGTCATATCCAACACGTCCTTGTCCATAAAATAAGGAGTCCGTGAGGAGGGCGGCGACGTGTACCAACCCTGTATCCTCACGTCCTCCATGTCTATATTGTCGCATAAAAATACCCCGGCTGGGTGGCGTTCCAGAGGGGTACTTGTGTTAGTCCTGTTCGATTTATGTGACTTTTTGTGACTATATTTGACCGGAGGTTGATTCCCCTTGCAAATTCAGGATTTTAGCATATAATTAAATTACATAGAGGTGATATGGATGTATAAAAAGGAAATCAGAAATTGCAAGTTATTGATTCTTTTCTGTTTATTTGCTGTAGCATACGGTTCTGGTAATTTTGTATGGGGTGTTGTATCCGGGCGGATGTTTTCAATCGTAGGCGGGATTATTTGCGCGTTGGTGTGTGGTTTTTGCGCGATGCGAAGTATTCGAAACATTGAGAGTTACACAAGAATGGAAAAGGATTGCGAAGACTTAATGAAATGGACAAAGCAAAAGGAGCCGGGTTAATTCCCGACTCCTTTTAACTTTGTTATTCTGTTTGCCACCCGTTTCACTTCATTCAGTATGTACGGGATATGCTTGGATACCGTGGACCGCTCCCATCCAAGCTCCGCCGCAATGTCCATTTCCGCCCATTTGTCGATGATACGGCGCTTGGCGATCAATTCATCGTCCCGGTGCAGGGCGGCTTCATAGATGGCCGTCTCCAGCTCTGAGCGCAAGAGGTTCGCCAGTTCTGGGGGCAGCTTCACCTTTGCGCTCATTCACTCACGTCCTTTCGACCTCCGGCGGCTCCGTTGGCAGTTGTTTCAGGGCCTCGACCAGCTTTGCCGCCATCCCATTCCCACCCAACTCCTTGTAGGCATTGTACATGTCCAGCACGTTCTCCATCCCATAAATCGGGATATAGCGTTGCTCGGAGTAGTGGTTGTACTCGGCAATGATTTCGCGTCTTAGCAGAGCCTGTACCCCATTCATAAGGGCATCGCTCTTCTGGTTGTCAGATTTGATGCGTTTCCGCTCCCTCGCGGCGACCGCCTCAATGATTGCCACCAGGACGACCGCCGCGCCGGAAATCAGTGGGCCTACCCACTCCATGGGCATCAGCCCTCCTTAGTCATCTGCTTATAGACCTGATTGATACCAGTGGCCGCAAGTCCGCTCACAATGCCGACAGCGGCAGCGGTCAAATAGTCCGAAGCCGGGAACTCGGGCATGATAAACATACCAAGGATACCCAGCGCCGCGCCGAACACGCCGCAGATAATGGGAATCCACTTGTTGTCCAGTCCGGTAGCCTTAACCACCTGGCCGACCAGGAAGCAGATCACAGTGATAACCGCTACTCCGGTGATACCCAAAGAAGAAATGTCCATAATATGTACCTCCATCAAATCAGATTCAACCGATCCAGCACGACGGCCAGCTCCTGCCGGGTCATATTATCGCGGGGCCGGGTGCCGTCCAGTACGCCCTTGTCCTTGGCCTTCTGCCACGCCTCAGCGGCCCAAACGTCCGGGGTATCCTCCGCGTTGTCCGCTCCCGTTTCGCCCTGCCAGGCCACGCCCAGCCAGTCACAGATTCCCTTTGCGGTGGCCTCGGCCAGTTTGTCCCGGTACTTGGTATCTTTGAGATACTCCACGTCGGTCTTATTGGTATGGAAGCCGTACTCAATCAGGCAAGCGGGGGCGTCGGTCTTGGCGAGCACGGTCAATTCGATGTTGTGTTTGATAGGCTCACTTCTCAAAGCCACCCCGGCGGCGTGGAACGCGTTGACCAGCTTGGATGCCAGCACATTGCGCTGTGCCGTCATGGGCCCGGCGCTGGTGTAGATTTCAAGCCCAGATCCGCTCGACCATCCTTTCCCCTGTCCAGCATTGGTGTGGATGCTCACAAAGCAATCCGGCTTTGCCTTATTACTGATGTTGGCCCGCTCCGTCAGGTTGGGGTAATTGTCCGCGGTCTTGGTGAGCACCACGCCCACTCCCTGAGCCTCCAGCAGCGGCTTGACGCGCTGGGCCATATCCCAGGTAAACTCCCACTCCTTGTATGTACCGTCCGGGGATCCGTTGACGTTGCCCGGCCCGTGTCCGGGGTCGAGGCATACAGTATGCTTGCTCATAGGCTTGTCCTCCTCTTCCGGCGGCGTCTCAGCGCCGTCCTGCTTGAGATATACACAAATCCAGTTGTGCACCTTGCGGCTGGCGGTGATGCGCTCCCCGCCGAAATCGCACTGGCTGGAGCCGCCCCCGTCCAGCATAACGGCAGAGGCCCAGCCCAGCCCGGCCAACTCGTCCCGCAGAGTTTCCGGCGTGGCTGCGTCTCCGGTCCCATCGCCAGAGCAATAGAGGGCCAGACTGCCACCACGCAGGCCAATGGCGCTGCGCCCCCTCTTGCCTCCCTGGGCTGATCCGTAGGAGGGCTTATCCACCGGCTTACCGGAGGTAACGAGGGCGGTCACAGCGATAAAGTTAGCCGCTCCCCCGTACTCGGAGGTCATGCGGATGTCCGGGCCTTTGTCCCAGGCGTAGCCCATCGGACGCCAGGGCGTGCCGGAGAGCATCGCCCCGCCCACCTTAAGCAGCGGGCAGGGGGTGCCGTCTGGGTTCCACATGCCGCCATTGAGCACGTAATGAGCCTTTGTTTCAGCCTTGACCTGAGAGAGCGTCTTGCGGCAGTTGGTGACTCTCAGCTCAATCCGCTCCACGGACGAGAGCGGGATGTATGTAATGAGCTTACTCATTTGATTCACATCCTTTTATCCAGCGATCCCGCTGTTGATTACTGTTCCGGGGCCAGTAGCCCGGCCAGCTCCTGGTACTCCTCCGGGGTGAGCCGGTCGGCGGCGAGATAGACATCCATCTTGTCCTGGAGGCCGTCGGTGCGGCCCCGGTCAATAAGCAGCTTGCAGAGATTAAATACCGTGTTCATGTTCTTCCCCTTCCTCAAACAGCATTGGTGGTGATTTCCAATATACAAAGTCGTTCCTCGTGCTCGGCCAGCATGTCCAAGGTGATGTCCTCCTCAGAGGGCGGCTGGGGCTCCGGCTCCGGCTCTGGAGGCCGCTCAGTAGGCGTGATACCCACCAGCCTGCCCTCCTCAATCTGGAGGTCACACCAGCCATAGGTCGCCCACACCGCGTCATGGAGGTGGGCGGGCACCTCTATGTAGTCTTCCAGCCAGCAGGCGCGCCGGTGGCTCTGGCTCTGGATCGGATGCTGGCCGCTTTCCAGCGGGTTAATTTTGATAATTGTCATTTCAGTTCACCTCATTTCCAAGTCAAATAATAATATTTCTGGCTGGCGACATTGGTACGGCCGTTGTGATTGGCGCTAGTCCCGTCAAATACTTGGAATCCACCCTCTACAACGCTCACGACATTGCTATTGGACGCTGCGGCTGGATATCCATCAAGCGCCAACCCTTCGGCGTAATGATTTTGGTATCCCCGGCTAAGTATACCGTTTTGGCAAACCAATACTGCTTTGGGCGTAAAGCCTAATTGTATTGTTTGGCTAGGAGCACCATCGCCAATGTACGTTCCCGTTACGACGTTATCTGGCCTATCCTTGCTCCACACCTGGAGCACCCCGTCCAGCACACCAGCGCCGTACACGCCGGGGCTGCTGATGACCTGCCCATCCGTCACCCAATCTGCCGCCACGGTGCCCGAGTAGATGACCTCGATACTCTGTCCGGCTGTGCCGCTCTTGAGGGCGATAGCGTCCTGGCTGCCGTCCACAAAGCTGCCCGCGATCTGGTTGCCCATGACGGTCAGGATGGTGGTGGTACCGTAGTTTCCGCTCCCTGCGCTTTGGTATGCAACAATCATCCGGTCATTGGAGATGCGTGCTGTACTTATATAGTTTGCATATCCAACTGGAGAAAACGAATATGGCTCAGAAATTGAAACTTTCTCGCCGTCCCACCTGATTACCGCCGCATCTGTATGGTTTTTCCCGAAATATGTGCCGACTGCGAAGTTATCAAACGAGGTTAATGTGAGCCTAGTATCGCTATGCGTGTTCGTATCATACTTTTCTTGTCCAAGAACCGATAAACTGTCATTTAGGATATAAACTGTGGTATCAAAAACCACATATATTACCGCCCCAACGCTCACACAGCTCATTCCGTTGACGACCGAAGGAACGATTGTCACCACGCTCCCCCACGTCACCTGATTGGCGCTGTCGATGGTGGCGATGACGGCCTTGCCCTTATTGCCGTCACTATTGTCGCGGAAGCAGATACAGACTCGTTTGCCACCAAGTCCATCGTCTGGCAACCTTACCGCCGAGGGGTCAACCGCCATTATCCCTAAAGAGCCAAGGCTCTGCTCCGTGATGGATGTACCAGAAACGTTTAAGAGGCTAATCTTCAGTGTACTTGCACGGAAAATCCTTAATACAGATGTAGACGAAAAGGGAATAACCACGCCCTCATTCGCTGTTGCAATTGCATATTCCGTTCCAAAACTAATACTTGTTCCAGTTACTGTTCCAACGCGAGATTTCCAGTTGTTCCCTGCCTCGGAATACACCACCACGAACTGCGTGTCGCTCAGGCGGGCGGCCATAATATTGGAAGCATTGACATTTTCTATGACTTGCCTATTCGTTTGTCCAACCACTGTTCCAGTATCATCAATCAAATGGACGCAAGGCCAATATGTTGAACCATTTTGATAAAGGTAACACACAACATTTAGATTGTCTGAAAGGCGAAGAACAGAAGTACCAAGAGTAGCCGCCCCGTTATCAAACACCGTCTCCACATTTGCCACCGGCGTGGCGCTCTTCTGCACCTGCCCCTCCACCACATCCACAGCGTCGCCTGCCTGGATGACCTGCCCCGCCGCGATGGGATAGGTGCCCTTGACCGCGCTTTTCCCATTGGCCGAGTCTGCCAGCGCCTTTCCAAATTCGGTTTCGCTACCGATGTAGCCACCATCTAATGCTGATTGATATGCGGACTTACCGTCTTTACCAGGAGCACCATCTTTCCCGGGAGCTCCGTCCTTGCCGGGCTGACCAAGCCCGGCTACTTTTTTGCCATTGACAATCACAGCCATTATGAATACATCCCTTCGATGGTAATTGTGAGGTCGCTCCAGTTGATGACGTCCACGATAATGCTCCTCTCGTATTGTCATACCGGGTCTTATTTGATTCGGTTCCTCGTGCTGGCGCACTGGGAAGCCTCTGGAAGCGCCGTCCAGGCTTGAAGGAAAAGTTTAGGCGCATAGGCCAAATTTTCAGTTACTTCCCCCTCCTCCTATTTTAATGCTCCCTGCCCCGTTTACTTTTATCATGGGGTATCCTCTTGTATCCACGCCCAGGTTTTTTAGGTCGCCCGTTATCGACGGCGATGATATATTGTAAGCAAAGGTAAAAATCGTACCTTTAACAATCTGAACCGTGGAATCCCTATCAAATGTCGCAAGCAGAGCACCATCTTTTAAGGTGATAAATTGTGTATTCGCACCGGAAGTTGAGACCTCAACCAGTTCATATTCCGGCGTACTCTGAATCTCCCCGATCTTCTCCGCCATCTGCTGGAACGTGGCGTCCGCCGCAGTTGCTACTCCCTTGTCAGTGATCGCGGCGGCAATGGCAGCTTTGCCCTCACTGACAGACGTAAAAAGCTCTGTGACCGCATCCTGGACGTTTGTCGCCGTCAAGCCGGTTCCCTCATTATTGTAGCCCACCTGTTCGGCGGAGAGGTCGCTGTCCTCGTCCTCGGTCACCTCAATGGTGTAGGGGCCGGCCCCCAAGCTCTCCCCCATCTGCATCGTGCCGCCGCCGGAAACAGTTACAGCATCTGCGGAGTCCTGCTTGTTCTTAGCCAGTTCTTTGATTGCGCCTTGCACATCATCTGAATCAAGGCCACTCGTTTCTTTATCGTATAGAATCTGGCTTGCTCTAAATTGATCTTCCGCTATAATAACCACTTCGGACTGTTCTTGGGGTACAATATTGGCGATAACAGACCCGCCGTAGTCTACAGACGTAGACGAAAAGGAAGCCACACTGTCTGTTACAGTCGAAAGTGGAATTACTTTAGTATCGGTTCCTGCCGATATTTTTGAAAGCACGGTTACCCCGTTCAAGACTGCTTGCGTTATTTCAGCAATCGTGTGGTCAGCCGTTCCGAACGGGGAATCTCCAGCCGGTGGCGTTATGTTTACATACATCACAGGCTTGTCTGCCCACTCTGCCCCGTCCTCCGTTTTTTCCAGCAACTGCCCCACAGTTCCGCCATCCGGCAATCCGATGGGGGCCGCCTGGGGGATTGCGTTGCCTTCGGAGTCAAAGCCTACCACCTGGCCAGCGGTACCTTTCAGCTTGTCTTGCTTGCCTTTTGCTGCATTGTCCGCATATCCGAAGATGTCTTGCGCCTTGCCCTGTGGGTCATATGTAGAAGACTGCATGTCTCCGCTTCCGTCGCCATCCGCACCATTGTAGACAGTGAACTCGTATGAGCTCCCATCGGTCAGCTCAATTGTGTAGGTGTCCGTGGTGCCCGGCGCATGGTTGCCATCAGTCTGAGAGATGCCCGCAATCCCCACGCCCTCCACGCCGGAAAGATCGGAGAGATACACCCAGCCAACGCCATCATGCACATAGAGCTTGGAGTTATCCGGGTCATCTACAGTGGAGGCGATGATAACCAGGTCGCCCTCATGCATATTGAGCTTGTCCGCCTCCATAGCCTCCACAGAGGGATAGGATTTCACAATGGAGAGAACAGACTTAATCCCGGTATCGGTATACGCCTGGGTCTCTGCGTTCCATACCCACCAGGTTCCATTCTGCGGCTTCGGCGGTTTTCCGCTGTACTGCTTGGCGGTCTCGGCGCTCTCGCTTGCTTCTTCGGCCTTTGTAGTGGCCGTGCCCGCCGCCGTCTCCGCCCCGCTCTTGGCCGCTTCCGCAGCCCCCTGGGCGGCCTCCGCTTTGCCCTGTGCCGCTTCGGCAGCCGTCCTGGCATCCGCCGCATCCACCGCGTCCTGCGCCGCCGCGGTTGCACTGCCTGCCGCCCCCTGGGCGCTCTGTGCTGCGGCCTCTTGGGACACTGCGGCCTCCGAAGCCGAATCTGCTGCCGCCTGGGCGTTTGCCTCAGTCTGCTCCACATAGACGGAGAGCTCTTCCCGCACACCTTCGGCGGCGTCTTTCGCTGCAACGTCCGCCGCTGCCTCCGCTGCCGTCTTGGCGCTCTCCGCCCCGGCCTGCGCGTCCGCGGCGGCGCCTTGTGCCGTTTCCGCCGCTTTTTGTGCAACCTCTGCCCCACTCTTGGCACTCTCTGCTGCTTCCTGCGCTTCCTCCGCCTGAGTAGCGCTCTCCTGGGCCGCAGACGCACTCTTCGCCGCCGCTTCAGCCGATTTCTGGGAAGCGTTTGCAATATCTTCCACGGACTTCCGGGCGAATCCCTTTATCTGTGCGCCGGTAATATGTCCTGCTGCACCTTGTTGTTCAGCCACAAAAAAAGACTCATCATCAAGGTCTTCGATAAGAGGCAATTCCCCAATCCGTTTATCCGCCATGTTCTCCCTCCTTCCCCGCCTCTGTAACTATAGATTCCGCTGTGTGGATAATACCAAGCAACTGTGTCCAATTGTTTGGCCCAGATACTGTGATCCTAGAGGCTGCTTCTCTAATTGCTACAGCCATTTGAATAATTTTTTGACTATCCATTACAGACCTCCAATGATATCATTCAGAACATCCGAGATGTGAAGAACGTGGTATCCGGTTATCTCGTCCCCCGGATCTACATCCTGTATCCCGGTAGATTGTATGGAACCTATATTGGTCTTGGCCGCGTTGTAAATCTCGGCGGTCAGTGTGTCCCCGGCGGACACCTTGCACCCGGAGGCGGAGGGAAAGCGCCCACTGTCCGTCGTCCAAAACAATCCGTATGCCTCTCGCATCTCCACAATCTTGTCTATGAAGTCGTTCCATACATTGTGATGGAAGTCATCTGCTGCCCGGTTACCCTGTAAAATTTGGTAGGCGTTACGGGTCTGTGTGTCCGTCGCTGCCCCATTGGATGATGTCCATGACCACGGTTCAACTACAATCTCTGGCCTTGTGGTGGCATAGACCGGAGAAGGCATATAAGGGCCGGTTCCGTAGCTGTTCTTGCCATAGTAGTTAATTACATACCTCTGGTTAGGCTCGAGGCTTTTTAGCGTGTAATTTCGCGACGTAGTTTCCACATTTCGGGCAGTAGTCGTGCTGTCTGGCCGATAGGCGATCACATAAGATGTTGCTTTTGAAATGGCTCTCAGCGTTACTTCAATAGTATGGCTGGTAACTTCGCCCACCGTGATGGAACCATAGCTGGTAGGGTTTTGCGCTGCCGACTCGCAGGATGACTGACAGGACTGACAGGAATTTTGGCAGGATGATTCGCATATCTGGCATCCACCCAGGCAGCCGCTACACTGTCCGCACTGTACCACAGTACATTGCCCGTGGCATCCTTGGCTGCAAGTCTCACCACAGGCCATTCCATCTGTCTCACAGGCAATCTCCGTACAGAAGTCGCACATGGGCATGACGTTTGCACCGGTAAGTTCCCCCTTCAGGTATTCCGGTACTTCGATCAGCTCATCTGGCAACATAGATATGCCACCTCTCTAAAAAGCGCTTGTTTCTTGCCTTGCCCAGCCGCTCCATTAGATAGATTGCCTCTCGGAATAGCAGACGGTTCCACCGACAGCAGATGGGGGGCATATGGTGGAAACTCCCCGATCGAATATAGTTGTTGGCCACGCACCCTCCATCACAGATGCGGTTCAGGGGGCATTCATCGCACCCATCCCCTTCAACCTGTGCGCTATCGTATTTCTGCATAAGTCGTCTCCGCGCCTCATCTGCCACCCCAGTATAGATATTTCCAATCACGAATGGATTATCGCCTCGTGAAAAGAACTCCTGACAAGCTAGGATATCTCCATTCAGGTTAATCCCCGCATAGCGCCCAGAACCCAGTCCGCACTTGCCGCAGGCCATACATGAGGTATAGGCGCGGTTTGCCCCCTCTTGGATCGCCTGGTTGTGCAAGAGTATTTTGGGGAAAAACTTTTCAATCTGTGTGAAGTAGATTGGTTCCCATCCATTTTCTAAGCACTCGACATAATGCTCTGAATAGCGCCGAAGTTCCTCCTCCAGTGGCTCAGTGCCGTCCCAATTTGCAAAACTATCCGGCATAGTAAAAAATGTGCGGAAACCAGCTTGTTCTGCAAATATCATATCGTGAAACAAGTCAACTGCGGTCTCCGGTGTTACCGTAGATCGGAACATCACATCAGGAAAGTATTTCAAAATTAAAGGAAGCTTTTTCCCCAGAATGTCGAAACTGGAGCCGCCATCCTGAAGCGGTCGATTGCGCTCCTGAGTCCGTCTGTCTCCGTCCATGGAAAGCAAGAGCCCTATTCCTTTCTTCCTCATATACTCCGCCCGCTCCTGGTTCAGCAGAGTTCCATTGCTTGTCATAGAAAGGTTATATGCTGGATACCGATCCCGGACATACTCGGTCAGCGGGACTATAATAGCGTCCCACATCAGTAGCGGTTCCCCGCCGAAAAAGTTGATAGACGGAACCCCGTCTCCCGCGTTGGCGGCCAAAAAATCCGCTGCATCTTTCGCTACCTGAAGGGAAATCATATCTGGATGCTGTTCCACAAAACAATAGCGACACGCCAAGTTACATGCATTTGTCAAGTTGAGAAACGCTGAATATATTTTAGGGAGCATTAAGAAAACCTCAGATAAAGTCCTGAAACCTCATTTACGTCATCAAAAGAAACTAATCGTCCATGAAAGGAAACTGATGATGTGGCTTCTACCGACATATACGGACAGTTAAATCGTAATATGTTATAGCCCGTGACAAGGCTCGCAGTATCTGCATTTCCAGAAATAGTTAATACTCGTTCTCCATCTCCGTTCCATACCACCATCCCAGTGTCCAAGAGCCCAATAATTTGTCCACCCATATCATCTACACCGCCAGCATATATCTCTGCACCATAAATTTTGGCACCATAAATGGTGGGAGCCCCTAGCTCATCCGCTGTAATAAATGTTGTTTGTGTCGCCTCTGCTCTTTGTAATGCTCGAAGTACATTGTTGAATGTAACACTTGCATCCGAACCGTCTATACCGTCTCGTCCGTCTGTTCCGACAAATTGGTAAGGCTCTTCCCAAGTTTTTCCCCCATCATATGTATCTCGTCTGTATTTATCTCCTTCTTGCTGCTTATCATGCCATGGTCCATCCGGAGATGTTGAAAACTGGGACTTGTAAGGGAAGGAATCTCCCCAATAAATAGATCCCCCTTGCATGTTGATGTCCCCGCGAAAAATGTATCTTCCACTGGCCGCATCAAAATAGAGTGCTGCCTGTCCATCGTCATTATAAAAGGCCAAAATATCGCTGTTTAAAATAACCCGGCTTTTCTCTGCACCGCTATTATCTGTTTTGGTAATTTCTAATCCGTTTTTTCGAGTAATTTTAGTGCCATAGTAAGAAGTCCCTAGTGTAACTTTTCGTTTTAGTTCTCTACTTTCTGAGCTCAAATAAGGATATTCATGGTTAATTTCCTTTTCCCCTGGAGCAGAGATGTCGGATAAATTCCCTGGGCCAAATTCTATATCCCGATTTGCTATCATTCCGTAAAAACCGTCAACCGTTACTCCATCCCCCAGTTCCGCTTCTGGAACTAGGCTTGAGCCAGGGGCCGAAAATCCTTGATACACAAATCCTTTTGCTGCATTCAAAATATTATCTGCCATCTTCTGTGTAGCTGATGGGCAAAACAATTCTATTGTGTATCCTGTATCATCTCCAGCTTCGAATGCATTTTCATCATCCCAAAACAGCCGGATTTTACTAACTGGAGGAGTTTTTTCATATTTTAAAAAAGAAGATGCTTTTTGGCCTACATAATACTTGTTATTCATACCAAAATTCTATCCTCTCCAAACACTATGGCACTTCCGCTGTCTTCTATTAAATAATATGTCTCTGGAGGCATTGCAGTAAAAAGCGGAATTAGCAACAATTTCCCGTCCGCCGTAATAATCCAATTCCCTGCGTGGGCTGCTGCTATATGGCATAAAATTTCTCGCATTGTATAATCGTTTGGATATTCAACCACATAACCTTCATTGATAACTGTTCTACTATCAATTTCTACATCTATACGGCTTGCTATATCCGCAACAAGCGCTTTCATCCCCCTTGGCCATTCACCCACATCTTCACTAATCAAGTAAGTTTGTTCGGTTTTCAGCATGGAGTCATAGGCAATGAGATTTTTCCACTGTCTATCTTCACTCCTTACATCAACAAAAAATATACCTAGCTTATGCCAATCTTTTTCTCCTTCTTCTCTACAGAATGGTACAATTTTTGCCATTCTGGGAGGTTCCTCTTTAGGAATAAATGTAATGTGGAACTCAGCAGGCATTGCATTCCCCGCTCCAAAATACTCGAATAACGGCTGCTTTATATTTGCGCTTTTAATGCTATCCATTCCATACATTATTCCGCCAATTTCTACTTGATACTCGTATGGCATATATTACTCCTCAATCAGTGGGAATGTGATCCCTCCCCATAGTTCATCTCCGTTCCTCTGCTTCATTTGAAACGTAGCCGGGTTGTTATTGGAATACATTTTTCTTGTTGCAATGCTGTTTGTTTGAGGGTCTGTATATCGAACCGATACCCATTCCGGCATAATTGCCGTTAAGACTTTACTTGTTTCGGCGGCATTGAGCGGACGGCAGGTAATATCCAGCCGCCGCTTTGTTGCCACCCGATTCCTTCTGAGCTTGCCATCCAAAGTACGACCAGCTCCCTCCCCGTCCACGTCAGACCGTTGCCACTTAACTCCTCCAAATGAAATGTAAGGGACAATATTAAACCCATCAATTTCAAGAACCAATATTGTCACCCTTTCTTCCAATTTAAAATTTATCTGCCAAAAATGCGATTCTTCCTATTTTGGTATTCCGTTACTCGTTCTCCGACCTTATCCCCATCCAGATAAACGTCTCCGCTGTTCTCTTCAATTGCGGAAATGATTTGCTGGGCCATGGCATAGATAGCATTGATTACTCCATCGTTGGCAGATGTCACACCAGCAGCAACACCCTCCACAATCTGATCATTGTTTGCTACCGCTGTCCGGTTCCCGATACGGCCCACTAGCTCAGGGCCTTGTTCTCTGGCAATAAACATTTCGCCGTGGTCTGGGAAACCGCCAAACGCATAGCTCCCCATTTCGAAATTTACTCTTCCCAGCTTTACAGTTGGAATGTTTAGGCCAAATCTTTCTCCGCCTAATAATGGGACCCAATCTGGTATAGTGAAACTAAGGGAGTTCAGTTTCTTTATTACCCAATTTATACCGTTTTCTACTGCTGAAATCACTCCATTAATTGCTCCAGCCACAACTCCTCCAACTTTGCCCCAAAATGTATCCCATCCAGAACTGAAAACATTTTTGAATTTATCAAACCCAGAAGTGATATTGTCCCAAACGGACGAAAATGCTCCTAAAATTCCGCTAAGAATACCTGTCCATTTTTCTAATGTAAACCATGGAGATACATTATTGTTCCACCAAGCCGAAATATCCGTTATCCATTGACCAACCGTAGAATTCCATACATTTTTAATGGATGTTCCAATGCTACTTACAAGTCCGCTCCATTTTTCAAGGGTAAACCACGGCGCTATATTGTTGTTCCACCATTTCGGCATTTCTATTGTAAAGAAATTTATAATAGAACTCCAAGTTCCGCTTATCCCCTGTAACAAACCTTCTATAATGTTTTGCCCTATTTCCATAAACACTGTGGACGGTGAGTGTATTCCTAAAAGACTTTTTACTCCGTTAATAATAGGCGCAACCAAGTTGTTATAAAGCCATGTTCCAATCCCTGCAATTGCATCAACAATTCCAGATAGAATCCCTCCAACAATAGCCATCCCAATAGCCGTTATTTTTGCTGGTACGCTTAGTGTTTGGTCGTCCCATATTCCTACTATTTCTGCTGTTAAATCTGACCACCACTCTTTTGCCCAGCTAGTTATATCGCCCCAATTCATTGAGACCCCTTGCACAACAAAACTTATTGTTGCCCCTATCAAAAACCCAACTGGGCCACCGGCTATGCCTAAAAGCATTGTTATGGCAGCTCCTGAAATACCGGATGCAATTGCTCCTAGTAAAATGTTAATTGCATTTTCTAACGTCCCACTATCTACTTGCCCGCTTAGGTTCGCCATAATGCTCGTTATTGTAAATGTGATTCCGGCTGTAACTAGAAGCCCAATAGTTCCTCCAGCGGCTCCCCCCAATACAAACCCGATTCCCCCACCAAGACCAGTCGAAATAGCTTTCATTATATTGGCTTTTAACCCGTTATAGTCTAGTCCACCTGATATCGAAGTTGCCAATGAAATGATTGATGCTACTAAACTTACACCTAAACCAACCACAAGCCCAGCCGGGCCAAACATGTAGTAAAGTATTCCGCTTCCGATCGCGGTATATAAAGCAGCCTTAATGAGATCCCAAATTGATCCATCAGCAGATAGGAAATTATCAAAAGACCCTTTTACTAATTTAAATTCTAAATAGGCAATAATTCCACCTGCCACAGCTTTTTTCAAATCAGAAACAAGACTTGTTGCGACTCCGAGATTATTCAGCAACCCCAATATCTTCCACGCAGCAAACGCAGCGCCGATTGGAAGAACATAATCATAAAGAATTTCTTCTAAAATGCCTTTAAGTTCATCGGCTTTTGTTTTGATTCCCGATATTGCATCCTTATCCCAAATATTAGGGATTTCCAAGTCGCTACCCCATCCTGAGTTTCCTCCTGTACCACCAGCCCCTCCAGCATTTGTTGGCTCTAAAATAGTCAACTCGTCAATGCCAAGAAGCGCTTTTTTTAATTCCTTCGTAGCATTAGTGACACCATTTATAGCATCCTCAGCATCTTCACCACCACTGACGATGCCACCTGCCCAGTCGTTTGTATCCCATTCCGGCATCGTAAATCCAACCCAAATAGCAAGAGTCTTAATAGCGTCAGTCAGGACTTCGACAAACGCCTGTACCCAAGGTATGATTTGAACGATGATCGGGAGAAGAACCGTACCAAGTGCTCGTCCTAACTGTGTGATTTGCTGACTTAAAACCCGCATGGCATTAGCGGGGCTTTCAAGAGTACGGGCAAAATCTCCAATCGCCCCGATACGGCCCGCGCCTTCCATTAGAACAAGGCTTCGGAGCAATGCCTTTTCCTGTTCCGTCATAGAAACAACGCTTTCGTTGATGCCATGGGCTAGAGCATACTCTTGTAGCGTTGCCTGACTGATGGAAATACCAAGACGGCGGATAGGCTCGATTTCTCCAGAGAGTGCGGATTGCAAACGGAGAATGGATTGTTCTGTGCTTTCGTTGTAAAGTGAGCTAAGGTCATAAGCAAGTTCGGTAAGGCCCTCGCTCAAATCGTATGCTTGCTGCCGGGCAAGGCCGAAACCGTTTGTCATGGACATAAATACGCCCTGTGCCCGCATCCACTCCGAAGGGTCTATACCAAGCCTATCATTGAGGAGTTCTGCGTAAGCAAACGCTTCATCGTAAAACTCACCCATAGATACTTGAAACAGATTGACATTCTCTATGTAATCCGTTGCAGAAGTCACCCAAGACTTGGCATATCCATATACTTGCTTAATCGTAAATCCATAAATGGAAAGTTTCGCAAGCGCACTTGTGATGCCATTACCAAATACCCCAAAACTCTTTGCCGCCTTACTGTTCGAAGCAGCCAGTCCAGTGTTGCTCTGGATGATCTTCTGAATCCTTATCGGGAAAGCTGAGAACCCACTGGAAACTCTCTGCATCTCCGTAGCCAGGGGGCGCATTGCGTCCACCACCTGATTCATCTGAACAGCAAACTTTCCTAAATCTGCTTTTTCTAAGGATTCGCTAATCTGAGGCAACTTTTTAAGGGCGTTGATTGTGGAGGACAAGCCGCTGGACTTCTGAATAAAAGACAATCCGTTAAGTGCACTTGTCATTTCCTTTAGCTTTGCTGTATTAAGGCTGCTGCTATTTATCAGCTTTGCCGCATTTGCAAGTGCCTGCATCTGATTAGAAACTGTAGTAAGCCCCGCTCCGCCCTTTGCCACTGTTTTCAGGCTAGCCAGCGCGGTAGCCAATGCGTCGATTTTCGCCGCCGCATCACTCGATGTTGCCTCTATTTCAATTTGCAGACTATCAATATCAACGGCCATGGTGCCACCACCTTCTGAAATACGGCACTTGGCAATGAAGCACTTGGCACTAAAGATATAAAAAGCCCCCGCCACCTCATATAAGATAGCGGGGACTTCGATTTTATTTAGCTCTCTAACGCCGGGGCGTTCCATCCAATGAGTTTTGTTTGTCCCGGAAGTTGATTATTCAACGGCTCAGGGATTGGTACGTTCCATGTGCTGAAAATTCCTTTGACCATCTTCAAAACATCCTGCGGCGTATTCCCAGCATCCAGCATCGTTCGGCGGGTAATGCGAATCAGACTAGCAAGCCCGCTCGGAGATACCTCTGGTGCCCGTCCAGGTGTTTTGTACTCACCATGCTTTCGTAGGGCAGGGAGAACTTCTTCTGTTACCCAATCCGTGAACTGCTCCGCCTCCGGCTTCTTGCTCTGGAAGATTGCCCGATAGAGGTTGCCCTCATTGATGATGAGCATTTGCTGGTCTCTACCCATTGCATCGGTGAGGTGGGTTGTAGCCACCCCATCTTCTTTCAAGCGGCGTCGGCAATCTTTTGTCTGTAACCCCAACGGCTTACACACATCCGCCAGACAGAACCACGGCTCACCGTCCATCTCTACGGCACGGATACGGCCAAACTGATCACTGTTGAAGATTTGGAGTTCATTCATACCAAGGCTCACCATCCTTCCTCTTCAACAATGTTCCAAGGAGCACATAAATATGTCTCATTTTCTTCGGATCATCTGTCCAAAGAATCATGTCAATGATAGCTCTGCGCATGAGTTCCACGCTCATTCCGCATCACCGCCTTTCACAGTGATAACAACCTGTTCTGGCTTCACGCCCAGATAAGCGGCGGCGATACGCTTGACCCAATGTTCGCTGTTGGTCAGTTGGTTGAGCAATTCTTGAATACTGTTTCTCTCGTTCATGGGAAACCTCCTGTTGATTAAAGGTTCCCGCTGTGATAGAATGGATTTATCCAGTGGGAAACCTCTGGCGCATAAGACAATCGGGGTTACTTGTCACGGTGTCCCGGTTGTCTTATTTTTCATTTCCGAGTTCTTCGTCGATTTTCTTGTTAAGCCATTCAGCCTTTGTGGTCTGAACTTTACTCAACTTTTTTTCGAATCTTTCCATCTTCTCTCGTTCAACTTCCACTGTGAACGATTTGAATTTGGTTCGTCGTTCTTTGAAATACTCGGCTCTGCTCTCGGGTGGCACCATACTCACCTCCTTGTTACGGGTAACATTATACCGTGTTACGGGCAACAAATCAAGAGGTTTTCCAAAAATTTTACCCTCCGATCCAAAAGGAGCGGAGGGTTGTTCTATCTCATTATTCAGCTTTTATTTTATATACATCAGATACGGGGTCACTTGTTGATGTTACAATCGTGTTTTCGTCTGGTTGTGGACTCACTGTAAATACAATATCGTAGTATCCATCTTCATCTATATCAGCTTTGGGATAGTTTTCATCCATAGAATTGAAATCAAATACAGAGAGTGTGGCTAGTACTCTCTCCCCCGGCCTAACCATGTTTGTTGCCTGCTCTACAGCCCATCCGTTTTCTTGAAGATTTTTTTCGTTCTGTATTCCATCGCCCCACACAAAAGACGGAATTTGCAAGATTTCATAAGGCCCGTCGGTCTTTACTCCAACAATACTCACTGAAATTCTTACAATTCTGTCCCCGTTATTTTTTACCGAAAATTGTTCCCCATTATATTCAATCTCTACATCGCTAACTGTAATATACGCCCCTCTATCAAATACCCCCCCAGGTTCAAGAAGGTGCTTTTCTGGCGAGGTCTCTGAAACATTTTCTGGTTTAGATGCGAATAATCCAGACAGCAACATAAACAATGCGGCCAGTCCAGCTAAGAGCAGAAGCGATTTTTTTCTCATTTTCCCTCCACCCCATCCATTCTAAAGGCGACGTTGGGTGTTGTAGATGTTGCTTTATATGGAATATAATATTAGCTCATATCGCTACATACTAATAAATCATTCTTTTTTGTTCCTCATTGTTTTTACAACAGCAAAAATAAATACACCTTCTGTAATGATCCAAAGTGGAAGTGCTATTGTATTAACTTTTCCCCAAAGCTCATTTCTGGCCTCAGAAAGCCTATCCTCCGCACTTTTATTCTCCCGTCTATCATGCTCATCCCACACGGCCCAGGCCCTGCTTTGCGCTTCCGAAGCAGCTCGAACATTCCTTGCCTCACGGGAATCCCACATAATTGCAAGGCCAATACAGGCAAAAAGCAAATACGCTAGTCCAGAAATTACCATAATTCCTCCAATGAGTTTCCCCACGTATTCCCCTCCTCCCCCAAATCTTACCACAACTCAGGGGAGGAGGTCAATCAAAATCTCCGCTATCTCATATGAAGTTGGCAAGGTGCAAACCAGGGCCTACCGGAACTTTTTCTCAGCAGCCCTTGCCCAATTCTTAAAGAACAGGGTGGCTTTCAAACGCTCGTTTTTAACTTCCTGCTCGGTTGGTACTTCTTTTTTCTTGCCTAGTGGGTACGGTTCCGTTCGGTATGGAACTGGTTTTGTCCCCTTTTTGGCAAAATCTCGGAATATTGGAGATGCGTCACAAAGGGCTTCGTAGTTATAAAGGCCATGTAGCCAGAGCATCATGTTTTCCCGCTCAAGCCTTTGCTTATCAGCTTGGCGGTATGCCTCTACCATCCATACATCACCATACCAATACTGTTCCCAAGTCATGCCGATGGACAGATAGTAGGGGCACTCCGCCTCAAATAGTTCCGTATAAGACCGTGGGCTATTTACAGCTCCACAGTCACCTCTGCGTTTTTTGCCGCATCCTCGTCAGTTGCAATCAGGTGGGTAAGGGCTGCCTGATTGTAGAGCTGAACCAGACGTTCCAGAAGAGCACTTGTCATCCCGCCCATACCATCCAGCAGGGCATCAGTCTGAGACCGGGCTACATTCTTGTGATTTTTTCGGAAAGCATAGTAGAACAGCTCCGGGATTCTAGTCACCGGGAACACTGTCAGCTCGTCCGCCTTAAAGCCACGATTCTCGGCAAATTTAACGCTTTCTCTGCTAAAATCAAGTTCATACGCCGTCTCGGTCTTATTGTCAATGACGCGAACGGGCATCACTCTATCCTGAATGCTCACGACATTATCACTCATATGGTATTTCCTCCTCAAACTTCAACGTTTTTCTTGGTAGAAGATCTCAGACTCATGCTTTCCAGATCAGTAGGCTTTGCTGCCCACTGAGGCGCACCGGTCGGGGTGATGTAGAGAGTTGTTTCCAGAACAGCAGAGACCTCCATAGCGGGCATACCCATCGGGGAGGGCTGACCCGTGAAATACAGTGCCTTGGTCAGCCCAGGAATCACGATACAGAACCAAGTAGCCTTATTTTCGGCGGCCGCCGTATCATAGGCATCGACAACGCCCTCCCACTCGGTCATAGATGCCTCGGTCAGGTTAGCCGTAAAGGACAGCGCGCCGCCGATGTCCTTCAAGCCTGGGACATAGGTCTTCCACTCTGTCTCTTCCAAGGTCGTTGTTTCCAGGTTGTCGGGCTCAGGGTTCAACTCAGGAATGCTTTTTATTTCGGAGATTTTTTCGTACCCAGTAGTCGGGCGAGTGCCAGCGGTGGCTTCTGCGGCGTACAACAGGGTGACGCCCGCTGTGCTAAGTTGGATTCCTGCCATAAAAATAGTACCTCCTAATTTTTTAGGGAGGCACTTGGCACAAAGGCACTCGGCACTGTCAGCCCTTTTAGTTTGTGTAGATTCTAAAATTCTTGTCCGCTACGCCCTCATACCGGGCGACAATGCGGTAAATAGTGGCATCCTGCAAATTAGACACCGGATTGCACATGGTACGAGTGAATCCCATCTTGGAAAACTCATTGTCGATGGTTTCAATGATATCCTTTGCCTCGGACTTCTTGTACCCTACACTGTTCGTGTAGACGTTTACCTCGTACATCAGCGACACGGCGTTTTCCAAATTTGGTGCCGCTGTTCTCATTTTTTGAAGCACACTGTTGTCGCTTTCAACGATTGTGACGGCTGGGAATCGGGCGGGTACATCAGTAAATTCACCACTCACAAAAATTCCAGAGTATTGCGCCCGGAGTGCTGTTGCGATTGTACTAAAGACCTGATTTTCAATATCAATCATCTTTCAGCACCCCCTCCACAATCCACGGAATAGACTGTCGTAATGTTTTTGCCGTTTCATACATAAACGGCCGGGATGGCATACCCTTTGTCCAATGTCTTTTCCCATCCTTATCGTAATAGTACCATCCAGCTTCCCCGTATTCGTTTACGTCATACTCCCATCCGGGGATAGTGCTTCCAGGACTGTTCTTTCCAGTTACCCCAGTACCCATTTCCACGAACATCGTGTGCATCGCTGTTGAATGGATATAGCCTTTCCCATCGCGATACTCGGCTACAATTCCATTTACAAGGTCTCCACTGTCATAGGCATTCATGTACAATGCTTGGTTTTTTGCCTCTTCAACGCCCATCTCAGTGGCAACTTTTACGATTTCTTCTCCGGCCCCATCAACCTTCTTCTGATACGTCTTGACTTCCTTCAACGCTTGGTTGATCGAGTCCGTGCTCAGCTTCAGTTTGATTTTTGGCACTTAGCATCGCCGCCTCAATCTCTGCTTTTCTATCAAACAATTTTTGTTCCGCTTCGTACTCAGATACAGAAACCTTTTTGATAGCGTATTGAATACTATTCTTCCATGGAGCTTTCCGCTTCACAATGTAGTTATACGGGCCGTCAGTATCGGCCCCATCTACCCACAAAACGGAATCCTCGTCAATTTGGCAGGCCGTGTCTGCGGTGGTTGCCGTCCGATCGTAATCTTCCAAAGAGCCAAACTGCTCCACTTCGGAATTTCCCTTGTTCGGGGAAACACACAGCATAGCGGATTTCAAGGCGCTGTAGATGGGGAGGTAACTTCCGAGACTGTTACCAAATTCATCCACCAATTCTTCTGTACCAATGAGGTTTTTGAAGAACACAGGTTGGCAATTAACCATTAAATTTCTGAAAGCAATCACCCCGCAATCTTTGACTCTATGTAAACAAATTTTCCGTTTGCGGCTTTTCTCATCGGAGTTTGTAGCGCATCTGCGACAGACCACCCTCTGCTTAACCTATGCTCAATGGTGCTTTTGGTAAATCCCGTTGCGTCCACCCATTCAGCAAGCGTTTTGCTAACTCCACCGAACGTAAGGATATGATTATTGCTACGATTGTTTTGCTGCTGTTTGTTGGTAGCCCATCTGCAATTATCAGGAGAATACGGGCCTCTTGGGTCAATTCTGTCAATACTTAGATTATCTTTATACCCGTTATCGAGCGCCCAATCTCTGAAAACCTCATACGAACTTTTCCACTCTTCGCACATGACAATTCCCTTTTCGCCATATTTTCTGTATGATTCCTCGTGCCTCTTGTTATAGCATCGCGTTTTAATGCCTGCCCAAATTCTATACAATCTTGTTTTGTGCGAACTTGATTCTCCGTGAGTGGTAAACATCACTTTGTTTTGCTCTCGCTTGAGGCACCCGCAACTGTTCGTCCTTCCGCTTACAAGGCCCCAAGATGCTACAACCTTTTCTCCGCCGCAATCACACTTGCAAAGCCACTTTGCATTTCCGTTTTTTGTCCGGCCAACACATTCAACTGCAACAAGTCTTCCAAATCTTTTCCTGGTCAAATCCTTTACAATCGCCATATTTACCTCCTGCATAGGTATATTGAAGGGGTTAGGCGCAATGCAGGTGCGCCAACGGGAGCTAACCGCTGTCCCCCAGCAATATCAGTTTGTTACCTTCCCCATTGGAGTAATCTCCAAAAGCAACTCCTGCGGAATGCCCTCGGAGCCATAAGATCTGGACACACCGTTTTCAGTGTGAGCGGTTTCAAATTCGCCGCCCTGCTTGTTGTAAATTGCAAGAGCTACGCGGAACTGCAAATCCAGATACCGGCTCTCCAGTTCCTCCGGCCATTCCTGGAACGGATACCGTCTCGCCATGATCGCCGCTTTTGCGCTCTCCAGGCAGTCCTCCAGGATGGCCTCGTCCGGCTCATTCGTGCGGAGTTTCAGCCTCTCCAGATTGTCCATTGTCCGCCCTCCTAGGTCTGCCCGTCTTTTTAAGTGCGACGGAAGGCGGCGTCGGTTCATCCAACACCGTCCCGTGCCGCTTCATCATATCCGCGTCTTCGGCCTTGATAGAGACCTGGGAACCAGCTTCATAAAACCGACCACCATAACACACGCGGTAATTTGGAATAAACTTCATGCTGCCTCCCGCTTTTCTTAACTCTCGAATGTAGCTCCAGAGAAATTGAACGTCACAACGCTCTGGTTATCTACCAGCACTTCGAAAGCATCTGTCTTCGTGACCCGGAAAATAATATCCGGGTCAAATGCAATGTCCTGCTTAGTAGGTGAACCATTTTTCTTGAAGGTCATTTTGCTTCCGGTCTTAGTCAGGTGGAACGGAAAGTAATAACCTTCTTGCTCGTCCGGCTCAGAACTGAACTCAGTGTATCCTGTCACGTGATAAAATGTACCGACCACAGAGCCATCCGCCTTGACCATCAGGTCATCTCCTACCAGCTCGGACACCTGCTTCCCCAATAGGGTCTGACTGCCGGGGAAAAGGCTTAGAGTGTCAGACCCGATCATTCCCCCAGGACATTGAGCACCGCCACCTCGTCCATGCGCTCGAAGGAGGGCAGGACAATCTCAGAAGCAAAGATGTTTGTATTAACCGGGTGTTCCTGAATAACTCTGGTGATAGCAACGCCGGTATTCACAATGGAAACCTCGGCGCTTTCCTTCCCGCGCAAGTCCGCCTCTTCAGGTGTAGTGCCATACCAAGTGCCACCAAGATTCCCATCAGGGATCATGCAGACATAGCCGTTTGGCACAAACGCATGGGCTACCTTGCTCTCGTCCCGGTACTGCTTGTCGTAAATGGCAATCCGCAGACCAGAAGTAGACTCCACAACCGCCTTTACTTCGGCGTCTGTCAGATAGCCAAGAGACAGGCCATTAGTGGTCAAGTAACGATTCTTTACTGCATCCGCCTTGGAAAGCAGATTGAACGTGTAAGAGTTCATAATGGCGACCGTCAGTTCAGTTCCAGTCTTAGATCGGATAGCGTCTTTGACTGTCTTGAACGCCGCAAAGGGGTCAGCCGTAGAGGGCTTGTCCCAAGTTGCAGTATCAGTCAGTGCGGTGTAGTTGGAGGTCTTCCAAGAACCGTCTGTATCATACTTGTACGTGTAATTCACACCGTTTGCTTTAATGGCAATACCAACGTCTCCACCCTCGGGGAACAGGAGCTGCATAATCATCCGCTCGGGCACGACATTTGCACCGTCAACCAGATCTCGGGTATCGTCAAATACACGAGCAATCACTTCGGCAGCGTAGGGGTCGGTAGACTCCTGCACCCGCAACATCTCCTGCCGGTCCTTCTCTTTGATCTTGTATCCCTCACGGAAGAAAGGCATCTCGGTCTCCAGCTTCTCAAATCCAATCCGATCACGGAAGGTGGCCTTCGCGTCAAATGCGGAGGGCATCAGAGAGACAGGTAGCCCACGGGAGCCTTTCAGCCAGGACAGATCAAGACCGGCCTTCTTGCGGGCAGGGAACAAGGTAGCGCCCAGATAAGGAATCTGATTGGAGGCAACCTCAGTCCAGTTGGCTGCAATCGCAGCGGGAGTAAAAACTTCTCTCAAATCCATTATGTACGCCTCCTTACTCGTTCACGCCAATTTTGTCACGCAGAATGATACC